GTTAAATCACTATTTAACGTATAAATAAAAAAACACCCTGCATGAAGCAAGGTGTAAATAAATTACAAATGGAGATTAAGAAAGAAGAAAATCTCCATTCACATATTAACACAAACACTTAATAAATGAAAGGAGAAACTATGAATCTTAAATTACGTTTCAAAAATAAAGCAACATTAGTAGCATTGGCTTCTGCCTTAATTGCATTTATCTATCAGATTCTAGGAATCTTAGGTATCACAGCACCAATCGCACAGGATGTAGTATCACAGCTTGTAGGTATCATCCTTAATATCTTAGTGGCTGTCGGGGTATTGGTGGACCCAACAACAAAGGGAATCGGGGATAGTGTTAATGCAATGTCTTATGAAGAATTAGGACAGGCAGTAGACCCAGACTATCAAGGACCTGCGGACTTAACAGAAGAACCTATCAACATTACCCACAAAGAGGAAGTGTAAAATGAAATTTATTAACAAATTTGCCGATGAGTCAAATTATGGCGGCAAAAGAAAATTAAGTGATATTAAATTTATTGTAGTGCATTTCACAGGAAACAAAGGCGATACAGCTTTGAATAACTGCAAATATTTCCAAGGAGAAAACAGACACGCTTCTGCCCACTGTTTTATTGATGGTAGTGGAGTGGTATATAAGTCTGTATCTCTTAAGAGGGTAGCATGGGCAGTAGGTGGATGCTACACTTTAAAAAATGGTGCAGGTAGCAAATACAAAGTTGCTACAAATGCAAACACCTTAAGCATCGAAATGTGCAATTGTGTTGGCGGCGTACCTGCGGACGTATACAACGATCTCGTGTGGTTGGTTACATACTACATGAAAAAGTACAACATTGATGCAGACCACGTTATTCGCCACTGGGATGTAAACGGCAAGGATTGTCCAGACCCATGGATTGGAAAGAATAATAAGGGGTGGAAGAAGTTCAAGGCTGACATTGCAGGAACAACAGTGAAAGAAGCAAAGAAAGCAAAAGTCTATGGAACAGTTATCACGAAACATGACCCGTTGATTATGAGAAAGAGTGCGAACACAAAATCCGATATTGTTTGCAGAATCCCTAAGAGTGCAACGGTAGAGATTGTCAAAAAAGGAAGTGCATGGCATAAAGTTAAATATAACGGTAAGACAGGGTACTGTTCAGCAACTTACATAAAATTTTAAAAATAATGCTTGCATTGTCGAAAATGATGTGATATTATAAACAACGTTGAAGCGAGAATGTTCCATTTTCGTTCCAACCAAAATTGAAAAAACATGAGTTTATGCGGTTTGAGAGCATTTTGACCCCTTGACTTTTAATCAAGTTGTCCGGGGTTCGAATCCCCGCACGCTCACTAAAAAAGCACGGATGCCAGAAATGGCTTAAATCCGTGCTTTTCTTTTATTTATGCGGTTTGCAGCGATTCCATCTATAAAAAATATGGAACGCAAAAGTAACTGATTGTAACCGATTGTAACTGGTTGTATTTGTTCCATCGGTGTTCCAATGTTCCATTTGCGTTCCATGATTTCAAAAAAATATTAAGATACCATCTCACTACCTTGTTCCATTTTTTGTTCCATGCTTTGTTCCACTTTTTGTTCCAACGATAAGGCGTTATTGACAGCAGCAACACTATCTTCTTTTTCAAGCATGATGTGGCTATAAACTTCTGCAACAACCTTTTCAGAGTCCCCGACAAGCTCTGCAACTCTTTTGAAGCTGATAAGCGGAACTTGATAGCATAAGTTTGTACAGTAGTTGTGTCGGAAGATATGACTTGTTAGATCGACAATAGGAGCTTCACTGACTTCTTGCAGCGCTTTTAAAATTCTGCCCCACATTCTGCGATATCCACTCTTTGACATAGGTTTATAGTTCTGGTTGACAAATAAGTATTCCCTTTTTTCTTCCCTGAGTAGTTTGACATAATCTGCGATCACGTCAAATACATTTGCAGGAATTGGAAGAACTCGTTCTCCATTTTCGATGTTTTTAACTGATTTTCGTTTTGGGATATTGTCTGAAATGTCGTGAGATTTAAGTATTGATACCGCGTGAAATCGTAAGTCTATATCTGATTCTGTTAACGCCAGAGCTTCACCACAGCGCAATCCACAGCCATAAATGAGGTAAGTGTATACCATGTCCATCTGGTACTTGTAGGATGCCTTAAAAACGGCGTTACGTTCGCTATAGGTCAATGGGCGTTTTTCTTTTGCTTTGTATTTTATCTTTTCTAATTTGTTAAATATGTCCTGATAACATTGTGCCGGATAGATGTGATCACACACTGCGGATTCCATTACTTGACGGAAGGTCATAACAATCTGTTGTTGGGTCCTTAATTTGCCATCAGCATTGTTTAAAATCAATTGTAAATGGCTACGTTGTATATCTTGTAGCTTAACGTCTGTTAGTGGCTTAAAATGAACGTTAATAACATTGTCGTACATTTTAAGAGTATTGTTTGCCCTGTTGGACTTATATAATTTTTTCCATTGTTCACAGTATGCCATAAAAGACATATCTGTATTCATAACAGCTTTTCGTTGATCACGGAGCTGTTCAAATTCTTTTACTTTTTTCTCTAAGTCACGACTGCTTTGACGTGACCTTAGATGTTTATAATGTTTTTTACCATTATCTTTGTATGTTCCATCCCATACATTTGTGGAATAGTAACCATCGGTGTCTTTTTTGTATTTTGCTTTAGCCATTGTATCACTCCTTAATTCTAAAAATTGGTATAAAAATAACAGCTACGCAATTCCTAAAATTGGAATTTGCATAAAACGCAAAATGGTTAAAATTTTACGACTTGCATAGCTGACTTGATAATGATACAATAAGTATGGTTGTACAAAAGTATCAAAATCAAGACTTTTGGGAGATCGCACGCTTGGGCTGAGTTGTGCGGTCTTTTTTTGTTTTTATTTTATTGTAACTTTGTATTTAGCTAATCTATAAAAGCTAATATTTCCATTTTTGTATTGTATAGCTTCAACATAATGAATACCAGATTTTATCTGATCGCCGGTAACCATAAGAGAAGCTTGGGCACCATAATTCACGTATGTTTCGTCTACCTTTTTACCGTCAAAGTAAATTTTTACGGGAGTTTCTTCTGTCAAGTCGGTTATATAGTAATCAATATATCCAAAAGGAGTCCCTTTATTAATTGACAATACTGGGATTTTACCGTTTTCAGACGTTCCAGATGCTAAGTAAATATAAAAATTACCAGTTCCGAAATCTCCTTGGTTTTTTAAATAAGGACTTCTGTTATCTGAATTAACTTTGCTTTTTTGAATAACTTTAACTTTACATTTATATTTTTTCTTTCCGATCTTAGCTGTGATGGTTGCACTTCCTGTTTTTTTGGCAACAACTTTTCCTTTTTTAGATACTGTTGCTACAGATTTTTTACTACTAGACCATTTAGGCTTTTTCTTTGTTCCTTTTACCTTTAATGTTTTAGACTGCCCAACAGTAAGTGTGATTTTTGAGTTGGAAATTTTGATCTTTGACTTTGCATTAACTGATTCTAAATTTCCCAAAACACCAAGTGTGACAGCAAGTAAAAACACAGTTAATAATTTGCAGGCTTTTTTCATAATACCCCTCCTTTACGGTGTATAACAAACAATTGACAAATAAAAAAATTAAAGTCTCTTGAAGCTGACTAGTCTCTCAGCATATCCAGTCAATGACGATAATTGATCGAGAGTATATCCCGGATGTTCAATAATCGTTTCATCTGGTATCAAAAGCTCCGCTGCGAATGTGTGAGCTTCAATTTCAGTTTTGTTTGATTGGAACTGTTTACCATAACTGAAAAAATAATAATCTTCATTGTGCATAATACTATGTGCCAATTCATGAGCGACAACAGTATCTCTTAGCTTATCATCCTCGATTCTATCGTTGATATAAATAAATTTCTTATCCCATATTTTCATGTAGCATCCTTGCAGTTCCCCTAAGTCTCCATACTGGATTGTTACGTCAAGGTAACTAGCAAGTAAATATGGATTTCTCGTACCGTATGTTTCAATCAAATCATTTACTGTATTTTTGATTTGATTTTTTCTCATACATAACCCTCCTGTTTATTTTTTTAGCATTGCAAGTGAAATCTCAATCTGTTTTAGCAATAAATCTATCGTATCATCATTGACAGGTTTACCGTCATAACGAACAGGTTTCATTGAGTCACTTCTTAAAAGTTCTTCAAGCTCCTCGTATTTTTGTTTGAGATCGTCAGTGTTATCTTTCTCTTTTTGCTCATCCTCCTTTCCTGTCATCAAGTATTCAACAGACACACCGAAGAAGTCAGCGAGCTTTTGTAATCTCTCAACTTTTGGAGTGCTGTTTTTCCATTTTGAAATTGAACCATTAGAAAAACCTAGTTGTTTTTCAAGCTTTCCTTGTGATAATCCTTGTGACTTCCTAAGGCTTTCAATTCGCTCATAAATAGTCATAGAATCTCCTTTCTAAGAAACTACAGAAACTTTTCTGTAAAAAACGCTTGACAAACTAGAAAGTTTTCTATATAGTAAAAGCATAGCACAGAAAACTTTCAGTAAAACAGAAAGCGGTCACAGAAAAAAATCTGTATTTTATGTGGTAATTTAATATTAGAATATTTTCTGCAAAAAGTCAATGGAAATACTGAATATTTTCTAATAAATAAAGAAAGGAGAGCAAGAAATTGTATATTTATGACAAAATTAAAAAGATTTGCAAAGAAAAAGGTCTGTCAGTTACCTATGTTGAGAAAAAAGCAGAACTTGGAAATGGGTTGATTTCTAAATGGAATGACAGTGTACCAAGCGTTGCAAATTTGAAAAAAGTAGCGAGCATCTTAGAGGTCACTGTTGATGAACTAATAGGAGATGAGGAGTAACGGTTGATTATTTCTTATCTTAAAGGAAGAAATAATGAAATATGCAAAAAAGGTTATGAGAAAATCAGAACTCTGTGAGATGGGATTTCCTGAGGAATTTTTAGATTCGGCATACAGAGAATCAAATCAGAGTTTTGCACAAAAGATAAATCCATATAAAAAGAACTCTCCAATCATGTTTGATACGGAAGAGTTTGATAAATGGAGATTAAGGAAACTAAGAGATGAAAATAAAGCAATCCGAAGAGATTACTTTTAGAAATCTTAAGTTGGAGGTGATCAATTGGAAAAGTTAATTCCTGTTAATTATGAAACAGAACAGCCTACAATATCAGCAAGAGATTTACATAAAGCACTTGAAATTAGCAAAAGATTTTCTGCTTGGTTCGAAGCAAACTCACACGGGTTTGTAGAAAACGAAGATTTTATAGGGGTGTACCTAAAGGTACAGGGCAATCAGTATGGCGGAGAACAGTGTTTACAGGATTATAAAATGTCTGTAGATATGGCAAAACACATTTGCTTAATGTCAAGGAGCGAAAAAGGAAAGAAGATCAGACAATATTTTATTGATCTGGAAAAGGCATGGAATACGCCGGAACAGGTTTTTGCCAGAGCATTAAAGATGGCAGACAGAACAATAGAAAAACTCAAAGCTGATAATACAGTTTTATTAGAAGACAATGAACGTATGAAGCCAAAAGAGATTTTCGCTGATGCAGTAACATCAAGCAGAACATCTATATTAATTGGTGATCTTGCTAAATTGTTGAAACAAAACGGCATTGATACTGGGCAGAATCGACTCTTTGAGTGGATGAGAAACAATGGATACTTGATAAAAGCACAAGGAAGCAACAGAAATATGCCGACACAGAGAAGCATGGAGATGGGATTGTTCCAAGTGAAAGAGAGTACCAGAATTGACGGTAATGGATGCAATGTGGTAGTGAAAACTCCGAAAGTTACCGGCAAAGGTCAAATGTATTTCTTAAATAAGTTCTTAGAAAAGAAACCGGAGGAATAGCATGGAAGTTTTTGAAAGTCCGTTTGGAACAGAACTTAGGGCAGAGAAGCAGGATGGAGAATGGTTCTTTTGCTTGCAAGATATTGGATATGGCATTGGAGTTATAAACTCCGGACAGATTAATAGCAGATTAAATCAGTCTGGCGTTAGAAAAATCAGTGCCAAAGACAGAAAAGGAACAATGCATAAATTATTGTTCGTAAATGAGTTCAATATGATGAAAGCAATCTTGAAAACCAAAGATAAAGATCATGATGATTTTTATTTTTGGATCGTAAGAGAAGTTCTTCCAGTATTGAAAAATGAAGATCAAGTTAAATTGCAAGAAAATATTGAACAAAAGATAAAGCTTTTAGCACAGGGAGATGTGTTGTTAAGTGAGAGAGTCGGAAAGATTGAGACAAAGGTTGAAATCTTAGAAGACGAACTGCCACTCTTTGCATATGACATAGAAGAAATTCAGGAACATGCAGTAAGACACATCAAACAACTTCTTGGAGAAAAATATAAAGATAACAGCCTGAGGGCCAAAACATACATAAATCTTTATAAGAAGATCGAGGAAGAATTTAATGTTTACTGCTATAAAGGGTTAGCAAGAAAAAAATTGGCAGATGTTCACGAGTTTATAGATTGTTATAAAGGTGTGGAATATGAAGAAAGAAAATGAAGCAGAAATCACATGGGATGAAATTGTGAAAAGGCACGCGGAATATATGAATAGCAAGAATAAGTTGGAAAAGATAATGTTCGTAACAATACTTATAAGATTCATAATATTTTGCCGGAAAAAGATAAAAGAGGTGAAACGATGAAATTCAAAATGGCGTGCATAGTAATTGGAACATTATATATGTTTGGTACGGTTGGCAGTTTTGTGGATGGGGAATCGTTAAGCCTTCCTGTTGCATGTTTGCTTGGAGTGGCGGGTGCAATGTTACTGCTTGCCGGAATAAGAAAGGATAAATAAAGGATGAAAAATGATAAAAATTTTGTGAACCTGAAAGGCACATTAGAAAAAGTGGATTATAGCCACCAATCAGGCGGAAAGATGTACTACAAAACGTACATTGATACGAGAAGAAAAAGCGGAACTGTTGACAGAGTTCCAGTTATTGTTTCAGAAGGCCGTATGAACAATGCGGTAAGACAGGGAGCATACGTTGAAATTACTGGTGTATTTGCTTCAAGAAACAGACCAGATGAAAATTCAGAAAAAAAACATTTGGATTTATTTGTAAATGCCAATGTTGTTGAAGAGGTAGAAGAGACAGAAGATTTAAACAAACTAGTTGTTGAAGGAACAGTTTGTAAGCCAACAGTAGGAAGGGTAACACCGGCAGGAAGAAAAGTTGCAGATATGTTTATCGCAGTAAACAGAAATAAGAGTTCTTATTATTTCCCTTGCATCTTATGGGGAGATACTGCTGAGATTGCAAAAAAACTTGAAGTTGGAGAAAAAGTAAAACTTATCGGCAGGATTCAGAGTAGAAAATATACAAAAAAGATTTCTAAGAATGAATCAATTGAAAAAGAAGCTTACGAAATTTCTAGCAGTTGCTTAGAGGTAGTCAAATGTTGAAACGAAGAGATGTTGAACAAAAAATGATAGACCTTAATTTTAATACAAGACTACTTGGATTTAAGTATTCGGTAGAAACAGTATTGATTTTTGACAAAAAAGGTACAGCTATTCCAATGATGAAAGTTTATAAAGAGATCGCGGAAAAATACAACACAGATGCAAGAAGTGTTGAACGCGCAATGAGATTTTCTTATGACGATGTTATCAAACGATCAACGAACTGTGAAGAAGTGGAAAGATACATAGGTTATGACTCTATAGGAAGCGCAGCAACGCTTTCAAGAATGTATTACCGTTTGAAAGATGATCTTGAAAATAGGCAGAAGGACAAGCAGAAAGAATTGGAAAGTCTGGTAAGAAAGGTTGTAAGAGAAGAGTTAAGAATACAATTAGGAGGTCAAAATGAAGCAGGTAGAATTGAAGACAATGTCGTTGGAAAACTTCAAGTGTTTTCAGGGCAAAGAAATTAAGTTTGACGGAGATACAAAAGTCTCTGGAAGAAATCAGGAAGGCAAGACCACAATCATGGATGCCTACTTTGACGTACTGACAGGAAAACTTTCAGATGGAACGATGCCGGACGGAGTTAGAAGAAAAGAGGACGGCAAAGAAGTAGATAAGGTAGACGTTATCCGACAGATAAGAGTTTCTATCAACGGTAAAGAATACGATCTGAAAAAGATCACAAAGCAGAAGTGGAAAAGACCACGAGGTACGAAAGAGGAAGTCTTCACAGGTAATGAAACAACTTATGAGATTGACGAAGTGCCTAAGAAGAAGAAGGAGTTTGATGAGTTTATCTCAGATAACTTTGATCCTGAGACGTTACTTGTTTGTAGTAATCCAACTGTATTTTTAAATGCCTTGAGGAAGAATACGACAAATGCAAGAAAGATTCTTGAAAAAATGTCAGGTTTCGATCTAAGACAGTTCATCGAAGAAAATCCGCAGTATGAAAATGTATACAAAATGATTGAGAATCATACAGCGGATGAAATCTTGAAGAAGCTTAGAAAAGAGCTAAACATGAACGAAAAAAAGATCGATGAACAGAATACAAAGATTTCGTATGAAAGAAATCGTGAGGTTGATTCTGGAAACAAAACAGAGATCGAAAAGAAATTAAACGAAGCAAGAAGCAAACTTAATAAAGTAGAAGAACAGGAAGAAACACTTGCAAACTCATTTGCAGCATATGAAACAACATCGGATGAATTGACTAAACTAAAACGTCAGAAAGATGAAATCTACAATGAAGCAAACAAAGAACTGACGGAAAAACGTTTTAAATTACGTTTTGATGAAGATAAATTGGAATGTAATCTTCAACATAAACGTGGTCTTTTAGAACAGGATGAATTTAAACTTTCTAACGATAAAAAGAAGATAAAACAATGGGAAGAATATCTGAACAATGCTAGAGAGAACTATAAAAAAACATTCAAAGAAGAATATCAAGATAATCAATCATCAGAAATTGAAAAAGAGGTATTCGATGATGCTACAGTAATCTGCCCAATGTGCGGTCAGCGACTTCCAGAAGATAAGATTGATCAGTTAAAAGCAGAATTTGAGGAAAATAAAAAAATAAGACTCTTGAAAGAGAAAGAAAAAGAAGAGCTGTGGAAATCTGGAAAAGCCAAAAAGCTTAAAAGAATTACGGAAGATGGTAATATGTGCAAACAAAAAGTTGATTATTTTAAAGAAGATAAGAAGCTGATTGAAGAAGAAATTTCAAAAAATAAGCAAGCAATTTGTGATTACGAAAAAGAAATTGAGTCAATCAATGCAAAATTAGCTGATCTGCCAGAAGAAGTTGACATGTCTTCAAATACGGAATACGTCAAAGTTTTAAAAAGCATTGAAAATCTTGAAAGTAAGATTGGATTGCTGAACAGCGGTAAAGAAAAAAGAAAACAGCTTTCAGAAGAAAAACAAAAATATTTTTCTGAGATTGCGAAACTTGAAGCTGAGTTACATAGTTTGGAAAATGCGAAAAAAGATAAAGAAAAGAGAATCGACAGTCTGGAAGAAGATTTAAAGGCGTTTTCACAGATTGGAGCTGATCTTGAAAGACAGATTGATGAATTATTAGAGTTTTCACTCAGGAAGAATGAGTGTATCGCAGAAAAAATCAATCCATACTTCAAGCATCTTAATTTCCAGTTCTTAGATTATACCATTGAAGGAAATCCAGTGGAAACGTGTAAGATCATGTGTCATGGGATTAATTATATGGACGGGCTGAATCATGGAGACAAGATTCTATGTGAAGCTGATATGGTAAGCGGATTCCAGAAGATGAACGACGTGAGACTGCCAATCTTTATTGACGATGCGGAAAGTCTTGATTCTGACAGGATTCCAGAATTTGAACAGCAATTAATCTTATTGATCAGAAGCGACAATGATTTAGAGGTATCAAAACTATGATGCGATAATTGTCTTCCAAAGCAAAGCAAAGGAAAAGTTAAGATGCGAAGAGAAAAGGAACAGCATGGAATTGTCAGGCACCGAATTGGAATCGTAAAGAGACGACACGATTTGTTGTGCAATGTGAAGGAAAAGCAATGATAAGCTTAGAGAAGCTTTGGAATGGCATGGAAATGAAATGAATCGAAATGGAACGGAAAAGATTCGAGATGCTGCGAAATGGAATAGTTTAGATGGGATTAGATTTGAACTGAAAGGATGAGGAAAAGTTCAGTGAGGATAAGTACAGCGTTGTGATGGAATAGCTAAGTTCGGAACGTTTGGAACATAAGAGCATAGCACAGAATAAAACACATTAAAGAAGGAGAAGAAACAATGAAAGAAATGAAAGTAAGGTTAACATTTATTGAGGAAATTTTAGGAACAGCAAGCAATGATAAGGAATTACATGCAGAGTACATTGCAAGCAAGGCGCCTGATGCGATCAGTAAAAAAGAAGAAATTGAAGCAATTGGTGTTGAAGGCGTTATAGAAAAAGGAAAGACTGTATTTCCTAAAGATGAAAATGGTAATCCATTTATCTATGATTACCAGATCAAAGGATTTTTCAAGAACGCAGCCAAAGCATTCAACTATGTCAAGAAACTTGCAGCGTACAAAACAAAGATTGACAATCTGATCTTCGTCAATGAACGAAAGATTCTGCTACAGATTCCAGAAGGAAAAGAAATGGGAAACTGCCAGAGACCATTAAGAGCGCAGACACCACAAGGAGAAAGAGTTGCACTTGCAAATAGTGATAGCTGTCCAGAAGGTACAGTTATTGAATTTACAGTAATGTCAATGGTTGACGATCTCATGGACAACGTGGAAATGTGGCTTGATTACGGAAAATTAAACGGAATTGGTCAGTGGCACAATAGCGGAAAAGGTCGCTTTGTGTGGGAGAAGCTTGACAAAAAAGGAAAAGTGATTGGCGGTAACAAGGAAGATTAATTGATGTATTGAAAATTAGTTGAAGTAACAATTAAATTTTACATAGAAAGGTTGGTAAAAATGGCAGCAAAAACAGAAATTCAGGAACAGGGAAAAACTCAGGCAGCGGCAGTTATTAACAATGCGTTCATTGATGGGTTAACAACACAACTTAATGAAAAGTGTAAATATGGAATGTCTTTTCCAAAAGACTACAATTTAGCAAATGCACTGACAGGGGCATATCTGGTATTAAAAGAAACTACAGACAGAAATAATAAGCCAATTTTAGAATCTTGCACACAGGCAAGTGTCGCAAACTCCTTAATGGATATGGCAACTCTTGGTTTATCTGTACAGAAGAAACAGGGATACTTTATTGCTTATGGTAAGAAATGCTTATTCCAAAGATCATATTTTGGAAACGTGACAATTGCAAGAAGATATGGACTAGAAAAAATCAGTTCAGAAGTCATTTACGAAGGAGATCATTTCGAGTACGCAATTGTAGATGGAGAAAAAGTTCTCAAAGAACATACTCAGGACTTTAACAACATTAACAACGACAAGATTGTTGGTGCTTACGCAGTTCTTACGATGAATGACGGACAAAAAATCTTAGAAGTAATGAACATTAACCAGATTAAGCAGGCTTGGAAACAGGGATATGGATACAAAGAAGGTTCAGGAGTACATGCCAAGTTTACAGATCAGATGGCAAAGAAAACAGTCATGAATCGTGCATTAAAGCAGATTATCAATACTCATGGAGATGCATTCGTTCAGGAAGCTGATGAAAGAACAGAGGAAATTCCAGAAGAGTCAGTAATTGAAGCTGACGTAAGAGAAGATGTAGAGACAGGTTCTAATCAGGAAGAGTTTGTTGTTGAAGGTATTCAGGATACAGAAGAAGCTGTAGAAGAAGTCAAAAGTGCAGATGATATTGCAGAAGAAGTAACAGAAGCTGATCTGCCGGATTTCATGGTTCAGGAAGATGAATAAAATATTATTCTTCTGGTAGCAGTAAGTTTGATAATAGGAAGGTGGTGAAAAGCAGTGCATCCTAACCGATTTTTTGATGAGTGCAGTATTCGATCCGGAGTCGATACAGTTGAAGTATTCGATGAAGAATTAAGAGCCAAACTCAAGAATACTCATCCAAAGAATTTCATTAAAACAAGAATAGAATTACCAATTTATGAAATTAAACTGGAATATTTTACAGAAAAAGGAAATTATAAAAATGTATACAGATATGCAGTATTCAATTCAAAAGACGATAATGAGTATTCTGATTTTTGGTTAGATATGTTTGTTCAGGATTACAACAATGAGAATCCAGATCATCCAATGAAAGATTGCAAAATATTGGATATGCAATATATCGGAGACGCTGTGCTGCCGATTGGTTAGGCTTCAACCATCTGTGCTAATTACCTTTAGGATATAAAGGTTTTCACGAAGATATGATTCAACGGATCGTTGGTTAGATTGTATCGAAAAAGTAATGTGATAGTGATGTAAAAAGACACTCACCAAGTATGGCTTTACCTCACGAGAAACGAAATAAATTTTTCGTGAGGAAGTACATTTGGTTAAGAAACCTAAGAATATTGATGAATTATTAGACACATGCCCTGCAAACAAGACAATTTGTGACAACATGATTCGGGCATGGTCAATTATAAACAGAACTGATTATAAAAAGATTTTATGCTCAATTTCTGGCGGAGCTGACAGTGATGTGATGCTAGACATTATCTGGAAATGTGACATACATAACAAGGTTGATTACGTGTGGTTTGATACCGGTTTAGAATATCAAGCAACTAAAGATCATCTAAAATATCTTGAAAGTAAATATGGTATTGAAATTATCCGACAAAAAGCAATCAAAGCAATTCCGTTATCGTGCAAGATATATGGACAACCATTTATGTCTAAGTATGTAAGCGAAATGATGTATAGATTGCAAAGTCACGGATTTCAGTGGGAAGATGAATCGTTTGATGCTTTATACAAGAAGTATCCAAAATGTAAATCCGCTCTTATGTGGTGGTGCAACTCACGCGGGACATTAAATAACGGTAAAAGATTGAGTAGTTTCAATATTAATTACAACAGATTTTTAAAAGAATTTATAATCCAAAATCCACCGAAATTTAAGATTTCTGGGAAGTGCTGCAACTATGCTAAGAAAGACGTGTCTCATAAAGCAATAAAAGATAACGGATACAATCTAAGTATTATAGGTGTTCGAAAAGCCGAAGGCGGAATAAGAGCGTCAAGATATAAAAGTTGTTTTGATGAAAAAGTCGGGCAGTGTGATCAATACAGACCAATTTTCTGGTATTTAGATAGCGACAAATCAGAATATTGTGCATATTTTAATATTACACATTCAGATTGCTATGAACGATACGGATTAAAGAGGACAGGCTGTTGTGGGTGTCCGTTTTGTAGAAATTATCAGAATGAGCTTAATGTAATCAAGCAATTTGAACCAAAAATGTATAGCGGTATTTGTAATATCTTTAAAGATTCATACGAATATACAAAGCAATACAAAGAATTTATAAAGGAGAATAACAAACATGGTAATTAATGGTAAAAAATTTGAAGAGGTAAATATTACAAAAGATGGAGAGCTGATCGTATCTATCGCAGATGGAGAACATGGAATCGTGCATAAAGATGATTACACAGTACAGCTTGTTGTAGAAGAAATTGGCATGACGTTTTCAGAAGCATTTAAAGCAATGAAAGCAGGAGCAAAAGTCAAACTTCCATCTTGGGGCGGATATTGGTTCTGGGATGCAGAAAAGCAATCAATTATGATGCAGTGCAGACCAAAAGATACTGACAAAGGACAGGGAGATTTACTTGATATTAGAGAGACGCAGAGGGTTGAATATACACTTTCTAACATTTTGTCTGATGAATGGCTAATCGCAGATGAAACGAATTGTCCAGTTTTAGGCGGAGAAGCTACATTTGGATTCGGAGATGCGATTAAGTACGTGAAACGTGGACTTAAAGTCAAAAGAAAAGGATGGAACGGAAAGAATCAGTATATCCAGTTAGCAACAGGAATTTCATATAAGACAGCAGACAAAACAATTGTTAATTGCGATCATGAAGCCATTGGAAATAAAGCAGTGGCATTTGTAGGAACGTCTGGTGTACAAATGGGGTGGTTAGCATCACAGGCTGATATGTTAGCAGAAGATTGGATGTTTGTAGATTAGGAGTTGATATATGAGTAAATATGTAAAGAAACCTGTTGTGGTAGAAGCTGTTAAATATAATGGAAATAACATCGAAGAAGTAAAAGAATTTATGAAAGAACAACTTGATAAATTGCATTTTGAAAGCATGGATGCAAGTAATTTAGAAGAAGGAAAACTTTCAATGGTTGACTTTCTTGCGATTTAAACTCTTGAAGGTGTTATGACTGTATCAGACGGAGACTACATAATTAAGGGTGTTAATGGTGAGTTCTATCCATGTAAACCTGATATTTTCAAAAAAACATATGAACCATATAACGAATAAAGGAGAAGAAAATGGAAAGCAGAGAATTTTTAGCGGTATGCAAAGCCAAGATTGCAGATTATGTGAATGATCATATTGATAAGACAGATCAGAAACATCTTACGATCAACGATGTATACGTTGTCGGGTATGCTAAGACATTACAGAATCATAAAGCGTTACTGAGTACAACGTTATTAGACGGTATGTACTATGAAATGACATTCAACGGAGACAAGAGAGAGTTGTACATGGACGCTTACAAAAAGTGGGAAAACATCAAATTTGATATGTAGAGGTGGAAAATGGTTGGTACTCTTGAAGAAATGAAAGACGATTTAGCAACAGTAACAGATTACACAAAAAACGGAGAGTGTTCGCAGTGCGGTAAGTGCTGCGCCAACCTTCTTCCGTTATCACTTGGAGAAGTTAACAGGATCAAAAGATATGTGAAAGAACACAATATCAAAGAAAATGTGCATAAACCACCAATCGTAGGTAAATTTGTGGATATGACATGTCCATTTAGAGATGATGTCAGAAAGATTTGTACAATTTACGAAGTTAGACCGATGATCTGTAAAGATTTTAGATGCGACAAGGCAGCAAAGGATATTCAGGCTTCTAAGAGATTGTATTATGCAAGAAGAAATCCAGTGGACTTAAGAAAGGAAATATTCAGAAATGTCAATGTGGCTAAAAGTAATTAACACAGGAAGTCAGTATGGCAATTGTTATGCATTAATGAGTGGAGATGGAGAAATCTTATTGCTTGACTGCGGATGTAAATTTAAAGACATTCTAAGGGGAATTAATTATAGGATAGCAGATGTGGCAGGGTGTTTATTGACGCATATCCACGGAGATCATGCAAAATCATATAAAAATCTTACTAAGAATGGAATAGAAATATATAGCAATAATGAGACAGTAGAACATTTTGGAGCATATGATCCAATAGAATATTTTGATCTTGGAATTGGTGGAATGATAGGAAAAAAAGAAAGAAAGCCGTTTGAGTGTGGAAGTTTCAATGTGATTCCGTTCTATCTGCCACACACAACAAAAGACAAAGATACTGGGGAAATCATACCGTGTCCAAACTTTGGATATTTTATACAACACAAGGACATGGGAAGTCTGGTATACATGACGGATTTTGAATACCCTACACTATCTTTTAGATCGGCGAAAATCAATCATCTTCTATGTGAAGTTAATTACTGTGAGGAATTTGTTGATAAATCGGCAGCAAACTTTGAACATCGACTCAAAGGACATTTATCTTTTGAGACATTCAAAGAAAAGGTTTTGAAACAGAATATGACAGATGCATTAAAAACAGTAACGATTTGTCACTTAAGTGATGCAGCAGCCGATGAACAAATGATTCTAAATCAAACAAAAAATATCACAGGAAATGACATTGAAGTTAACATTGCTAAAAGATTATTATGTGTAAATCTAAATTACATACCGTTTTGATTAGTGTTGAAAAAGAAAAGATATGATATGAAACGGAATAGCGAGGAAAGGTTTTGCTTGGAAATGGCATGGCGTGGATAAGTGACGATATGAGCAGAGATGTGATGACAAGGAAAGGTATAGAGCAGTTAGGGAATAGCAATGCGTAGATAAGTGTTATGATGCAATGGATATGAGAAGAATAGAGTTGAGATGGAATTGTATAGAGAAGTAAAGTTATGAGAAAGGAAATAATATGTTTTGGTTAGTTTGGTTAGGAATTGGATTGTATGGAATGATTCCTATAGTGATTTTTGTTTTAACACTTAAGATTTATATTAAAAATGTTGAGACAGAAAAAAGAATTAAAAAGATAATGAATGGAATCTGTATTTTATCTAATAAAAAGTGGTGATGCATCACAGTATCACAAAAGATTCGATGATGGATGATGGTAAAATATAGGTAGAAAGGACGAATGATACATGATTATTGGAGTAGACAAAGCGCAAAAAGCAGGAAAACATAATCTTAAACACAACATGTTAAAAGATCGCGGTCATAAGCTTGTTGATATTCCATGTCCAGTAGGAGATTACATAGAGATAACACCAGAAATTCAGGAAGTTATCGAAAGACGTGGGGACAAGCTAAAAAAAATGGACTTGATCGGCTGCATTGATAAATCTGTTGATACAAAAAAAGATTGTCAAGAATTGTACCAGTGTTTAGTGAAGTCACATAAGAGATTTTCAGATTCTTGCTTTTTGGCAAGCAATAATGGTATTAAGCTGTATATTCTCGTTGAGAATAAAGACGGTGTTACTAGTATTGATACGTTTGGAAGATGGAAGAATGAGAGTTGTTGGAAACGTTATTTCGTAAACAAGAGACGTTGCGAGAATAAAGGAGAAAAGCCACCAAAGGAACCATGCAAGCCGTCTCAATTAAAGCAGATCATGAACACAATGAATAAAAAATATGGAGTAGAGTTTTTGTTTTGCAGACCAGAAAAGGCAGCAGAAAAAATCGAAGAACTACTTTCTGAATAGCATTTCTACAAATGATACACGGGCACGTCAGCCCACCTAAAATCAAATGAAAATTAAATAGAGGTAATCTTATGTCTGATAAAAAATATTATTATCTGAGATTGAAAGATTTTTTAGACACAGAAGAATTTAAAATCTTAGAATCTCAGGAAGACGGATATTTGTATTCTAATATTCTTATGAAAATGTATCTTATCAGCTTAAAGAAGAGTGAAAGATTGGCATTAAATGGCATGATTCCATACAATGTAGACATGATTGCGACTTTAACAGGGCATTGTGTTGAAGTGGTAAAAGAAGCATTGAAACATCTTGTGAAGTTAGGGCTGATTGAAATGTTAAGCGCAGGAGCTGTCTATATGATGGATGTTCAAAACTATGTGTGTCAATCATCAAATACGGAATACAAATCAAAAGAAGAAAAAGCAGATGTTGAAGAATATAAGCCAAAGAAAGAAACGGCAAGAGAACGAATTGATTACGCAAGAATCGTTGATAAATACAATGAAATTTGTAAATCGTATTCAAGGGTTACTAGATTGTCCAAGAGAAGAAAAGACACGATCAGAGCAAGATTTAACGCCGGTTATACATATGAAGATTTTGAAAAGGCATTTGAAATGGTGGAAGAATCTGATTTTCTTAAAGGAAAAAACAATAGAAATTGGTGTGCAAACTTTGATTGGATATGCAACGACACAAATTTAGCGAAAATCTTAGACGGAAATTACGCAAACAGGAAGGGTGATAAAAATGGAAGGAATGGAGAAGATCATAGAAAATCTTCATTCGCTGAAAAAGCAATCGAACTTGGGGCAGCCGACACAGATTTCAAAGGATTCTGATGTATGTCCGCTATGCAATGGTACTGGTTGGATTCCTGTTGAAAAAGACGGAGAAACAGTGTTTAGAGAGTGCAAATGCAGGCAAGAACAGATCAATCACAATAGATTGAAATTTGCAAATGTACCTGAACCATTTAGAAACTTAAAATTAGCTGATTTTAATATTGCTTGTTATAAGGAAGAAAAAAATAAGAAATTGGTCAGGATTGCTTGCAAGATTATCAAAAATTACATTGACAACTTCCAGACGTTTCAAGGAAAGGGAGTTGGATTGTACATCTATTCAAAAACAAAAGGTTCTGGAAAAACAAGAATGGCTGCAAGTATGGCAAATCAGTTTTTGGCTGATGGCCACAGAGTAAAATTTGCAACTTCAAGTGAAATCATAGAACAGATCAAAAAAACATGGGACCAAGACAGCAAAATAAGTGAAAGAGATTTGTTGGCTGATCTGAAAGATGTAGAAATTCTGATCATAGATGATTTCGGAGCAGAAAAAAACAGCGCTTGGATTAATGATAAATTTTACCAGATCGTTAATTACAGATACATAAACAAACTGGTAACGATTTATACAAGTAATTATACAGAGAATGAAGTTCAGTACAATGAACGAATTTCAAGTCGGATAAAAGAATGTTCATATAGTGTGCAGTTTCCTGAGGAAAGTGTCAGGGACCATATATACGAACAGAGAAACAACGAGATGATCAAAAAAATATTGGAAGGTGAGGTATAAAAAGTGGGGAAAAGGTTTACAAACGAGCAACGCCAAGAAGCTGTGAACAAATTTTCTAGCGGAGAATTAACTTTAAAAGAGACTGCTAAAAAATACGGCGTAACAGAAACGACAATCCTTAACTGGAAAAAGAAACTTCCAGTAAGAAACAGGATTTCAAGGTTTGATGTTTCTGACAAGGTTGAAATCATCACATACAGAATGTCAGGCCATACGCTTGCAGAAACATCAGCGAAATACAATGTATCAGAATGTAGCATCAGGTTATTTGAAAAAGAATACGGTGTATCCGAGTCAGCTAAAGATGCAAGGAAAAATATGAGAGCAAAAAAGGAATTAGCTGATATGTCAGCAAGGAAAGCTAGGAAGAAGCAAAAAAGAACAGTATGGATCAGATGTACAGCTTCTTCCGGATACTGGAAAACAAAATACATTTAAAAAGAATCGTCAGACAGTTTGCAGCTGCACCTATAAAAATAAATAGCACATATAAAAATAAATATAAGAAACCTAAAAATCAAAGATTGTTGTTAAGTAAATAAATAAAAGTCGTAGTTCATAAATAGGTGCAGCTTCAAGCTGTTTGACGTAGAAATAATTTTAAGAAGGAGATATGAAAATGGCAAAATTTAATATTGAAGTAGAACTTGATTGGATGGAAGAAGATTCCTATTCAATTGACGAAGAATTAAAAGAGAGAATCATTGAAGGTGTGGAAGATGCCCTTTTACAGAAAGCAACGCATGAAGCATTGAAAATGGTTGATGCAAAGATTGCAGAGAAAGTTAAAGAATCAGAAGAGACAATCAATAAAGCAATCAATAAATTTATCGAAAATGTATGCTCTGAAAAGATTAATAATATTCAGATTCCTGAAAAATCAAGTGATTGGAGTGACAAAATCACATATTATTCATTATCCGAATATGTAGGAATGCAATTTGAAAGTTTCATTACACAGAAAAGATATGATAAAGATGGAAATTATCAAGACTGGGGAAGTAATCGGTATTCAGCAGCAGATCTACTTACAACAAAATATCTAAAAAGAGAGCTTGATGATAAGATCGGTAACATGATTCAGAGAGCAAAACACGAAGTAGAAGTTGATATTGTTAAATCATTAGAACAGAAACTAAAAGAGAATCTTGCAAAAGACACTATTGAAAAGATGAATATTCCAGAGGTTTTGAAAAAGTTACAGTCAGATAATCTAGGAACGATTGAAGAAAAGGAACGATAGATGGGTGCTATTTTGACGTACGAAGAAGTTGAGAAGCTTGAATTAGCTAAAGGATATTCTTGGAGAATAGAAGGTGTGTGTCCTGATCTAGTCGTTGTTAAAAATGACAATGGAAATCTTATTTTTTTTGATATAGACAAAAATGAAATTCGAAGCGAACTTATAAAAGCAAGAATGAGTTTTGACCAGTCGGTGGCTATATCTCGGATTATTGTCAGAGAAAACAAAACGAAGTAGAAGAAAAGGAGATCAAAGAAATGAAAAAATTTGAATTAACAACAGAATTTATTACTAATTTTTTAGGGATTAAGCTATTTAGAATTAAAGCCCTTGTAAAGTTTGGAGACGTAAAAAAAGGAGAGTTAGGTGGTTTTGTAGAGAAAGAAGAAAATCTAGAACATTACGGAAATGCATGGGTATATGGAGATGCACAGGTATATGGAGATGCACAGGTGTCTGGAGATGCAAAGGTGTCTGGAAATGCAATTGTGTCTGGAGATGCAAAGGTGTCTGGAAAAGCAAAGGTGTTTGGATATGCAATGGTGTTTGGAGATGCGTTGGTAACTGGATATGCAAAGGTGTTTGGATATGCAAAGGTGTTTGGATATGCAATGGTGCGCGAAAATGCAAGGGTGCACGAAAATGCAAGGGTGCACGAATATGCAATGGTGTCTGGAAATGCAATGGTGTCTGGAAATGCAATTGTGTCTGGAAATGCAATTGTGTCTGGAAATGCAATTGTGTCTGGAAATCAGATGTACGCAACAGTAAAAGGTTTCGGCAGTAATTACAGAGACACAACATTTTTTGTTACTAAAGACGGAAACGTTTGTGCAAACTGTGGATGCTTTAGCGGTACATTAGAACAATTCAGAAAAAAAGTGAAAGAAACACATAAGGATACTGAATACGCAAAGGAATATTTAGCAATTGCAGACCTTATGGAAATGCATTTCAAAGAAGAATTAGAAAAGATTAAGAAGTAGTAATTAAATAAATATTTTTCTGGTTTGGTTCTCTACCCAAAGCAACAATTAATCCATATGTTTTTTGAATTTGCATACTATTTTTCATTCACATTTGGGTAGGGAGTCAAGCCAGAAAAGGCTTGTTGCATCGGGATTATATACCACGACAAAGTAGCAGTAAACATATTTTTTTTAATCATGCATCCTGAGCAACGCATAAGAAACAAATTAATTTCCGATTATTTAACGCCCGGCTTTATGTCGGGCAGAAAGGAGACTATTAAATGAAATTTAAATTTAAGAAAGAATTAGATTATGTCGTTGGGCATTTAAGATATGGACATATTGAAGGAATTGTTGAAGCAGACAACTTAGAAGAAGCAAAAAAGAAGTTAGAGGAATACGAGAAAGAAGATTTACTCTGTGATTTTGGAAAAGTAGTTATTGATGATTATAGCTGTGAAGGCTTTGAAAAGAGCAGCACACCGGCAAGAATTATAGAGGATGAATAAAAGGATGTGATTTTTCATGGATTTAGAGAAAATGAAGCAAAAATTCAAAGATCATAAAGCTACATTTACTGATTACGGAAACATAAAAATATTAGATTTCAAGAAACCAAACAGTACAGAGTATAGAATCCGATTTCTTTTTGAAGAAGACTATTGCAGATTACACATTTCAGGCGATTTAGGTCAGTTGGTTGCAACTAATTATCGCAATATGTGTTGGAATGGATTTAATGATTTTGTAGAAGATGTTGGATATTTTGAGGAAAAGATAGATTGTCATGACAGACATATTTACTTATATGATGAAGAACAAACTCGAAAAGATGTTGCACAGTATGTAGAAGAGAATGACCTTTATTTTGAAATTGATGACCAATATCCATTTAAATCAAAAGAAGAAATAATGGAAGAGTTTTTATCAGATGTACTATATGATTTTTCAGAAGAAACAGGGATTGGAAACGAAGGTCAAGAAAAGTTATTGGAATTAGATACAGATATTTATTTGGAGACTTCAAATTTTGGAATTAAACCAACAGGAATACTTGATCTATACATGTTAGTTTTTAAGTTAGCGAAAGAACAGTTGGATAGCAAATAAAAATGTAGGAGGAAAAGAAATGGAGATACAGAATATATCAGAAGTTCACGGAGAAGCAACGATTATATTAACAGAAAAAGAATTATTCATGATTGCAGCGGCATTAGAAAGCAAAGAAAAAATATATGTAGGAAAGGAAATGTATCATAAACTTTGCGCACAATTAATTATCGCTAAGTCCATATGCAAATATGGTCGTATAGATGCTTCTTATTTTCAAGAGATTACAGAACATATGGAATCGTCAAAACAAAATTGTTAAGGAGAATATCTGCAAATGAAGATTCGTAATAGAAACACACATGAATTTGTAAGATCAGAAAATCTAGTAGAATTAGATACTTACTTTGAAGATACAGAGTATTTAGAAGATGGATGGAGAATGAGATGCTATCCAAAAGAACATTGGATAAAAGTTGATAAACAAAAGTGTCTGGAAGAAATTGCAAATTGCGTTAACAAAGTTACAACCAATACAGTCGTAGAAGTTATTGAAATAGTAAACAATGCCGACACATTGGTTATGGGAGTGTTATTGAAAGAATTTAGTAAGAAAAGTCTTTTAAGATATGACAAAGAACACACAAGAGTAACAATTGACGGATGGCGTATAAACGACAGGGATCATTCTTTGAGAGTTGCAATTGAAAAATATTTATAAAGGAGCAAAAATGAAAATTTATAACATGATCACAAAACAAGTCGTAAATTCAGAAAAAATAGAAGAACTAGATGATCGTTTTGAACTAACAGATGTTGGAGCGTACGAAAAAACAATCAAATGTTATTTTAAGCCGACTTGGAGAGAAGCTGATAGCAAAGAAAAGCTTTTGAAAAATATCGCAGAGTGTCTCAACAACATTACAGTAAACAATGTTTTGAGGATTGTTGAAATTGCGCGTCCAGGCAATATTATGTTTGGAGTTAAATTAGAACATTTTGAAAACAGAAAGGTTTTAAGATACAGCAAGTTAACTAATAAAATATTAATTGATGGATGGTACATAAAAGATAATGACCTTGAAGCAGCATTAAAAAGATATTTGGCATATGAGGAGAACTAACTATGAAAAAGAAATTATTAGCGATCACATTAAGCACATTGGTTTTAACAGGAATGACAGGATGTGCATCCTTTAGTCGTGGATGGGTAGACCTTAAATCTGACATGAACAACGGATTAGAAAGAACCATTGTAGTATATACAGCGGATGGACAGAAGATTGCAAGCTACAAAGGAAAGATTGACATTCAAGATAGTGATGGATTCATCAAGTTTGACTATAAAGGTAAGAGATACATCTACTACAACTGTTTTGTAGAGAGTATCGCAGATATTGATTAGAAGTACAGGAAAAGGAAGTGGAGAAAATGGGAATTAAAAATCTAACAGAAGCAGAAGAAAAAGAGTTTTACAGACTTGTTGGGAAGATGGACGGACAAGAAACAGATAAGAAACAGGATGCAAAGGTAAAGAAACCGAAGTACGGAGACACAGTCTATTACATTAACTATGTTGGAGAAATTATGAGAACTACATGGCTTAATGTTAAAAGAGATTCTGAAATGTGGGAATTAGGAAACATCTTTTTCACAGAGGAGTCAGCGGAGTTTGCCAGAGAGAAAAGAAAAGTAGAAGTTGAACTTGAACGATATGCAAAGGAACACAATGACCCAACACTCGAAGATAGTTATTTCATTTTGCATGATGAATACAATGAAGAACTTGATTATGATGTGTGGGCCGATTACAGACCACAGGGAGCGGTGGTATTCACATCAAAACAACTTGTATTTGATGCGATCGAGTCAATAGGAAGAGACAGAATCATTAAATACATCTTTGGGGTAGAAAGTGTGGGAGAGGAATGAATTTTACAAAAGCGTTCGCAGTATTTATGCAAATTGATTCAAAGGAGTTTACGGAAGATGAAAAATATGAAGCAATACAGCAGGTGTTAGATGCAGCGACAATAAACAGTATCACAAAAAAGCAGGTGTTAAATGTAGTGTCATGGTTGTTCAATAAGCAACAAAAATATAGATGGCACGACTTAAGAGATAATCCGAATGACCTGCCAGATGCGAATTATCCAAGCAATACATGGTTTGAGGTAGTGCAAAAGGACAATGAAGAAGAGCTTCCAAGAGCAGCAATGCAGTATGATGATGTGCTTGGCTTTGGATTTTATCATGACATTTTTGATCCTGTATCTTTAGGCTATGTAGATACAGAGTTTACAACAGCAGCGGAAGAGGGACTTGCAGAAGTAGTTGCATGGCGAGAGATTGAAGAATTTGAAAGTGTGGAATAAGATGAAAATTAATGCAAAACAACCAAGTATTAAAACATACACATTAAGCCATTTCAAGATTGGAGAGGTGTGTATGGGTGCGAGAGATGAACATTATTATCTTGTAGTTAAATCAGAAAAAGAAAAGAAACAAATCGTGGATTTAACAGAAAATGAGATTATAAGAGATGCAGGATACATGAGATTTATACCGGCGACAGCAGAACTTAATATCAAGGATGTGGGGTAAAAGAAAAATGCCAGTAGCAAGATGCAAATATTGTAATAGCTTGTTATTCAATGAAGATGTTGGAAGAGAGTATATACAAATAAATTCTGACACGAAAATACAAAGCAGTTTTATTTGCCTTAAATGTGGAATGGAGTTAAGAAAAGAAGATTTCTTTGAGCCGTACAGAAGTATGATGAAGTAAAGGAGAAAGAACGATGAAAATAGTTGATATCAACACATTAAAAGGTTCAGACAGACACGGCAGTTGTGTAGAGTGTGAAAAAGATTTTACAGAAGATAAAGGAATGAAAAGAATCATTTTCGGAACAGATCAGAAGCGTACCATCTTCTTATGTGACAAATGTTACCATGATTTATTAAAAGAGATGACCAAGAAAAGATTAAAAGAAATGGGGGTTGAAATATGCAGAAAATAACAAAATGCCCATACTGTGGAAGTGATCGTGGAATGTTTGCAAAGTTTAAAGCCAATGGAACTGACACATATAGCTTTGATGGAAAGATGGAAAGCAGTGAAGTCATGGATTACTTTAGTTATAACAAAACAATGAGATGTATGGACTGCAGCAAACGTATTATGAGCTACGAAGAATTTAAACGTGATTATTATGTTGAAGATTAGAAACATGATGAAGCAAAGTTAGAAAGAGGTAAATACAATGAACAAAAATAACTTAGGAGGTAGGATTGCTAATTTATTGAAAAAAAGCGGACTGACACAGAGAGAGCTTGCTAACAAAGTTGGCGTTACTGAAGCTTCCATGTCACGATATGTCAGCGGAGGCCGAATCCCTAAAGGGACAATTATTGCCAATATAGCAAATGCGTTACACACCACTTCTGATTACTTATTGGGGACAGGAGAAAAAAGTGATTTTGATAGTGAATACTACCAGATTCATAGATTAATTGCTCGTAACGCACAGTATATGACAAAAAAACAGAAAACTGAGTTGGTAAATGCACTTTTTGAGTCAGATGCCCAGAAAATAACAAAATGTACACACTGTGGAAGTGATCGTGAAATGACTAGTAGGGTTAAATAAAGGAGCTTATTATGCCAGACGAAGAACTAGAAAAACGCATCAAACTTGAACTTGCACTTATTCATCAGTGCGAAGAATCAGACATTATAATTTGCCACATTGATGTATTAACAGATTGTTTTAAGTTTTATGTGATTTATAGAATGAAATATTCACTTTGTATGTCAATTACATTAGATGGTTTAGATATTTGTAAAGGAGAAACTAAATGAGTTATTCATGGTCAACAGAAAAATACAGTAACTACAGTGAAGATTTTGAAACAATAGAAGAATGCATCAAAGAAGCTAAAAACACAGGATGCAAAGCAGGTACCGTTATTTGGATTGGAAAAACAGAAGAAGCATATATAAGACAGGTAGACCTAACAAGTATACTAGAAGATTTACATAATGCTGTATACGATGATATTGGAGAGGTTGCAGAAGCTTGGTATATAGAAGATATAGATAACCAAGAATCATATGAAAAATGTGAAGAAGCAATAAATGATCTTGTCGTTAAGTTTATCGAAGAAAACGGAATGAAGCCGACTTTTGGAAAGATTACAGATATAGAGTCGTATGTTATCAAGTAGGAGGAAAGAACATGGACGTTATCAAACAAATAGATTACATGATCGCTTGCCTAGAGATGGCAAAAGAAGAAATCAACTATAAAAAAAGATATGAAATGAAAATAAAAATGAGAGAGGATAACGACTGGAACTGGTATGGGAGAAACAGGACACCAAACAATGCACTAATTAAAGAAAATCTTAGAAATGTTGGAAGAACAGGATTCAAGCTTGCGAAAGATTTAGAGGTGGGAGAATGACTAAAAATGAAACAATAACAATAAATGAAATAATAACACAGAGATTTCAAAGCCACTTATATAATTGCATAAAAGAGTCAAATATTCCTGCTATGCAATTAAGCGTAAGTTTTGACAGAGAAAAGGCATATATAAAAGACGAAAAAGCAGGACGTATCGTTGGAGAAGTTGATATGAAGATTACTATGGAACGATATGAACCTAAAAAAATGACAAGAAGTGAAGTGGAAAAAGCTATAGTTGCTTACTGCGACCCTGCTGGCACACCATGCAAAGAATGCAAATGTTATAAAAAATGTGTAAAAAGGATGCCGTTTGAATGGTTAAGTAACGAGGGGTTACAAGAATACTATGAATTTTTGTATGGAATCAAAGTGGAGGTAAAGGAATGACAATAGCAGAGCAGGTGGCACACGACTTTTTAGAGAACATAGAAAAGATGATCACGGCAAATAAATTAGATGTTGGAGTATTGGATACGAAAGTTTCTTATCAATCTTGCGAAGAAGCAATGATGAGCGTGACTGATACAAAAACAGGTTCTATTATTGCAACAATGAGATTGAATGTAAATACAAACAAACTAAAAAGAGAAATGCAGGAAAAAGAATTAGAAAACTATTGTCGTAAAAGAATCTGCCCTATTTGCATTTTTAAAGGGCAAGAACCGTGCATAATGAGAAAAATTAAATATGGAACAACTACGAGCGAAGAAGTAGAGGAAAGCTATAGAAAGGCGTTAGGTGATAAAAAATGACAAGAAAACAGATGATAGGTGTGTTAGAAGATTACTGCAACAAAAATATATGTGTTTCATGTAAACTTCGTCATGCATGTGAAAGTAAAAAGGATTTTCCTGATATGATTGACGAAGAAATGGAAGATTATGTGAGTTACATTAAAGAAAAAAACACAGATGTAGAATCACAAAATGAGTGTGAATTGGAGGAAAAGAAAATGGAGCAGGTAAAAGTTTTGAAAGAAGTAACAAGAATTATTTATCCTAACAGGATGGAAGAAGTAATCCCGATAAAAGAATTTGTGAAAAATATTACATATAAAGGATATAAAGTAATGATTAAAAGAGAAAATGCTATGTATGACGTTGTTATTTGTGAAGAAGAGGAGCTGAAAGAATAGCTAGTCAGTCTATGGTTGAATAAAGGAGATTCAAATAAATGAAAACAGCTAAACTTTTAGAATTTAAGGGAGTCGATAAATGGAAATGTGTAAAATGCGGAAAGGATTCTACAGAAGATAAATATATGCGTAAAATCGTTTTTGAAAATAACGACGATAAAAGCCGTATAGTTCAGTTAAGCACAACAGTATGTCAAGACTGTCTAAACAATATGCTTGATCTTATTGGAAACTACTTAAATTCTGGCGGAAGGATACCATGGTGAGATTATGAACAAACGTCAGGCGAAAAAGAAGAGGGACAAGCTAATAATAGCAAGACTTAAGAAAAGGAACGACAAGAAAATTTGGGGGATGTTAAAGAAAAATTTCGGCAACTGCGAAAAATTAAGATCACTAACTATTTATAATCAACGTAAAAAAAACAGAAGCTATTACACTGAAAAATGGGAGGAAGAAAATTTGTACGAGGAGTGTAGAAATTGCAGACATAAATATTCTGCACTCGAATGTGAATTATGTGTAGATTTTGATATGTATGAAGGAACTATTTACGGAAAGTAAAAGGAAGGAGGTTTATATGGCTAAAAAATTCTACTCATGGGCGAAAGAAAAATACAGCGATAATTACAGCGAGGCTTTTGAAACAATAGAGGAATGCATTAAAGAAGCGAAAAATATGGGATGTGAAGTAGATACAGTTATCTGGATTGGAAGAGTAGAAGAAGTGGATATAAGACGGGTATGCCTAACAAGCATACTGGAAGATTTACACAATGCTGTATGTGATGATGTAGGAGAAGTTGCCGAAGATTGGTACATAGAAGATATAGATAACAAAGAAGCTTATGAAAAGTGCGAAAATGCTATAAACGATCTGGTTGTTAAATACATTGAAGAAAACGGTATGGAACCGACGTTTGCAAATGTTGTAGATTCAGAACCGTATGCTATTAAGTAGGAGGTGTATTTAGTGAAAAAGAAAATATTCTATGTATGTGAAGAGTGCGGACTAAAATACGAAGATAAAGAAGGAGCATTAAAGTGTGAAAATGGACACCCGAAGAAATTAAAGATTATAAAAAAGAGGTATTGGCCGTGTGAATCAGTACCAAAATATCTTGAAATTCAAACGGAAACAGGTGAAACGTTTATATATTCCAGAAAGATTAGGGGGAAATCAACACATGACAACAGTAGAAAAGATTAATTATATGATCGCATGCTTACAGATAGCTAAAGAAGAAGCTGAATATCTGGAACATTATAAAGAACGAGAGCAAAAAGTTTCAGAAGATCACGACAAATGGTGGTCTTGGTACTGTAAAAACAGAGTGCCAAACAAAGCATTGATCAAAGACAACCTAAGAAACGCAGCACGAACAGGATTTGTTGTTGCAAAAATGGTAGAAAAGAATGGTAACTAGAGAAGAAAAGATAAAAGCATTAAGAGAATATTGTCATTACTATAACTATGGTAAATGCTGTGAAACGTGCAGGTGTCATTCTGTATGTGATGGACCATTAGGGAATTTTGAATTTATGGATAATGGCGTGTTGAACAAATGTTACGAAGTAATTATTAAAGAAAAAAAGAAAGGGAACAAAATGATGATCAGAAGAAAAGTAGGAACAAACTTCTTACATACAGACACAGGCAGTGATTTTAATATTATCGAACATCTTTCAAAAGATGGATACGACGTTGATTATGAAGTGATTGACTGTGAAGGTGGTAAGAAAAAGATTTGCGCTACAATTTATGAGAAAATCGAGGTGGAAGATGAATGATAAATCAAGTGTAGCGAATTACAAAGTAAGTAAAATAAAAGTTCTTTATGCAAAAATTAACGAAAGAACTATACATAATCAAAGATATTTTGAAATTTTGTATAAAGAAGTTGGCAAAGATTACGAATGTGTAGGGTATGGATCGTTTTATTTAAGCACGGTACAGGAATGGCTTGAAATGTATTTTGAAGTTGTAGGTAAAGAACAGGATAGGAGAACAAAAATGACAGGTAATGAATATCAGAAATTAGCAATGAGAACGAATGACGGTAAATGCACGGATAGACTTTGCGGATTAATTGAAAGAATTGAAGATTATAACTCTGGTACAAGAATTGGCAAACACGTAGAAGAAATAGATGTTGGTGGTGCAATTAATGGTCTGTTTGGTTTGTCAGGAGAAGTTGGAGAATTAACAGACATGGTCAAGAAATGGATTTTTCATAACAAGTCATTTGATATTACACATGCACAGAAAGAGCTAGGAGATGTGATGTGGTATATTGCTATGACTTGTGAATCGTTCGGATGGAGTCTGGATGAGATCATGCAGATGAACATTGACAAGCTAAAGAAAAGATACCCTGATGGATTTGACACAGAGAGAGCTAACAACAGAAGTCCTGAGGATGTGTAGAATGTATCTGTATAGCGGTATGGAAGTTGCTTCGTGTGTGTTGGAGTTTAACAACAAATACAAATGCGAAATCACTAATTTGATGCTGCAAAATATTCTGTATTACATCCAACTTAATTTTCTGAAGAAATATCACGAGCCGATTTTCTCTGATGATATTCTTGCATTGAGATTCGGACCGTGTGTTCAAGATGTATACGATAGATTCAATGTATTTACCAGATTTCCTATATATTGTCCAGATATTGAGTCTTGCATAGATGATATTGAAGTTCGTATATTAATTCATCAGGTTGTGAATGCATGTACGTTTCTGGAATGTTGGCAATTGGCAGAAAGAGCGCAGAAAAAAGGCGGACCATGGCATCAAACTTTTTGGAATAGAAGAAAAGTTATTCCTAATGGAAGAAAAGTTATTCCTATTGAAGTGATGAAAAAATATGTAGAAGAAAAGGGGTGATCTTATGTTTAAAGCAGCAGCGTTTATTATTGGACTTTTAATTGGATTCATTCTATGTGCGGTAATGTATACAGCAAAGCACATAAACGATATAGAAGTTCCAATAAAACAATATATGGACATGACAAATCTGCTGTATCATACACCGGTCATGTATCGGTGGTACAGTCTTAAAGAAAAACCAGAAATGCACTTTTATTGTCCACGGTGTTCAGGAGAAGTTGCGCCGTGGCAAGAAACTTGTAAATGCGGAAATAAATTAGAATGGGGAGAAAGTGAGGACTTAAGTGTTAATAAAAATTGATAATATAACAGTTATAAATACACAACAGCTTGTTAGAATATATGTAAGAAACACAGGCGGAAGCGGTGGATTTTATGAAGTGATAGCGGAAACATTAAATCATCAATATCCTATTGAACGATGTTTAACAAAAACAAAAGCGGTAGCGATGTTGGATAAGATACTTAATCAGTATGGCAGAGGGCAAAGGGTTATCAAGTTATAAAGGAGTGTTATAAATGAATAACAAAAAAGAAATAAAGGAAAATGACAGCCAATCTTTAGCACTTGTAAACACCGTAAGAGTTTGGGAACAACCAGAAGATATTAATAAGATTGAATCTAAAAAAGAAATAGAGGATATTATCAAAGAAATTTTAGATAAAGCACCGAAACATCCTAAGGCAACAGGTTATCTAAGAATGAAAGAGGAACGTTATCATGAATAGTAAATACTTTAACAACAGACAAGTACCTGCACAACAACGCAGGGTTAAGAATCGCAGGGATGCAGACAAACTAATACATAGCAGTTACACAGCTTTTCTTTTGCTAGGAATCATGGCATTAAGGACTAAATTTGACTTTGGTAGTGCAAGGATAGAACGTTGGATTGATGAAATCAACGATCTAAAAGAAAGTTACGAAAAAGGTTATATAAGTGTTCAGGACCTACAGCAAACGATCAAGGAAGAAACAGGAATTGAAATAAAATTTTAATACGTTTGTTATTCTGTGAAATATATTTGTATGCAATACATAGAAGGAGCAGAAATAAAATGATTGATATAGGAAAAAACATAAAGGAAATTAGAATTAGAAGAGGATTATCGCAAAGAGAGTTAGGAAAACGTCTTGGTGTATCGGCACAAGCAATTTCACTCTACGAAAAAAATGCAAGAAGATTGACATTAACAAAGATAGATGAGATTGCGGAAGCTTTAAACTGTGGACGATTTGATATATTTAAAAGTGTTATAGATCCATCTAATATAAAACTTAACGATGAACTTATTAATAATGCATTAGAATCATGTAAAGCGCTTGCAAGCACAGCGACAGATGCAGTTATAATAGCGGCGTTGTTACAACTTATGTCGTATAGAGCTACTGGTCTAGCACCTGATCAAGTTGATGAGATGAAAGATGAGCTTGATTATTATAAAGATGAATACAATGATATTCAGGCAAGATATGATAAGTTATTTCATCATATGGAGGAATTAGGATGTCAGATATAGAACATACTTTACAACCAACTGCCAATAAGGTTTGCATTGGAAGAACTTCTTGAATATGAAGAAACAGGATTAACGCCTGATGAAATAAAGTACGCAAGAGAATCAATGAAATTAGAACTAGAGAGGAGAAAAACGAAAATGTTTGAAGTAAAAGTTGATACTGAGACAATTAAGCATGTCATGGATGCTTGCAAAACTGAGAAAACATTAAACCAACACGGAGTTGTGATCTATAACTGTCTGAAAGAATGTTTAGAGTACAGAGAAACGGAATTGACACCAGATCAGATTAATGAGATGAAAAAAAGCGCAAAGAAATTGAACTTATGCAAATTGAATATGATAATATTTGCGAGAAATACGACAAACTATACGGAAAGGAGCAAATGTGATGTATCAGCAAGAAAAAGAAACACGATTAGATATTGATGATGTCAGAAACGCACTAGAAGCTTATGAAGCTAATATTGTAACACCATTGGACAGCATTATAGTGAAAGCATTAAAAGAGCTTATAGAGTACAAAGATATAGGACTAATACCGCAGGCAATAAAAGATATGGATAAGATGTATCTTGAAAAGTGCCAAGAAGTCAATTCTTTAGTAGCAGCATGTGAAAAATTAGAAGGGAGAAAACAATATGAGAGCAAGTGATTGTCCGTGTTTAGGATGCACGCCGGAGACAGGCAGACATTCAGAGTGTCACTCAAGTTGTGCCGGATATAAAAGCTTCTTGGATAAATATAAGAAAGAGAAGAAGAAAGAAAAAGAAATGAATATGAGTTATTATTCAGAAGAAAAAGCAAAAAATGTAAAAAAAAATCTTTTAAGAGCGAAAAGAGGTAGGAAGTAATGAAAAGAGAAGATTTTGTAGCAATGATTCCTGAAAATGATAAATATGTTGGTAGTAACATATATTTAAATGGGAAGAATGCAGGATTCGAGGAGTGCTTACAAATGATAAAAGAAAATATGGATAATTTGAAGTGTGCAAATTGCAAATGTTTTTCTAAAAATAAAAATGCAAAAGATGGAACTTGTCAGAAATGGAAAGCACGATGTGGTGGTCAGCGTGTTAATTCAGAAGATTTTTGTTCTGATTTCGAGAAGAAAATTGACAAGGATTGATTGATGAATTATAATTAATATATCTTTAATTTATTCCGAAGTGAAAAATAAACAGTAACTTTAGAAGTTTGGGCACGATCATTTGGCTAGGTCGTGCCTTTTTCATATCAATGATAAATAAGTACGGAGGAATGAATATGATAAATGAAATTATTGGAAGATTAGGCAAAGAAAATCTTGAAAGAATAGCTGTTGAAAATCATGTGGCAATTAAAAACGCAGTTTATGTTTTACTGGATGTAGGTATGCAGTATAAAATAATGACAGCAGAAGAGTTTTCGAAAAATCAAGAATACAAAGAAATTGACTATTTTTCTCAGATAATCAATACAAATAAGTCTGTTGATAATAAGAAATGGCAAGCATATATAATGTTTAAAAAGAAGATGTATCATCTTGGAATGTATGATAAAAAAGAGGATGCTGCAAAGGCAAGAAAAGAAGCAGAAGATAAGTATTTTAACGCATTTCTTGATGAATATAACAAAAACATGAATAACATTGACTAAATTAAGAAAACATAGTAATATAATAGTACAAACAACCACAATATATATTCCAAGGACGTAAAGGATCAGAGATTTTTTCTCTGGTCCTTTTTCCTGTAAATAAAATTATCTTTTTGCTACCATAAAAATAAGGAGGGCAGAAAGAATGATACATACAGCATTTGATGTAATGAAAGAATATATGATCACAGGTGCGGAACTGGACGGGAAATATCAGTTTCCAGTTATACCGGCTGCATTTTATGAACCGTTTGATACGATAGATTTTGCAGATAGCTTTAAGCGGTCAATCAAGAATCATCGAGAATTGAATGTTAATTTTTATATACATGATAATGCGTTTGAAAGAGTGTATGCTAATCCTGATAGATACTTAGAACACTTAAGATGCTTTCACAGCGTGTGTGGATTAGACTACAGCATAGCTTCTGGCGAACAAGGAATGCCATTTGCAATGCAAATCTGGAATAAGTATAGAAATCATGCACTAACATATTATCTTGCTTTAAATGGCGTAAAAATGATTCCAAATATCAGCATACTATCAGAGGATTGTTGGGACTGGTGCTTTGATGGATATACCATAGGCAGCAATGTTGCGTGCAGCACAAACGGTAGAATGAAATCCAAGGCATCAAGGATTGATTTTTGTAACGGGTTCTATGAGATGTGCCGAAGATTACAGCCTAACAAGGTTATTATCGTTGGAAGACTGCCAAAAGAACTAAAGTCAGAAGTTCCGATCATAAATTTAAAAAGTAGAAATCAGTTAATGGAAGAAAGGTTGGGTAGAAAATAATGGGAACATCAACACAATATACGAGCGTCAGGAAGAAAAACGAACGCAGTAAGCAGAAGCAGAGAAGGCAGCGATTGAATGGATTGGTTCAGAACAGGAACCAAAGAAAGCAAAAAAATAAAGACGATTCATTAAATGTTTTGTGATTAGCAAAATAGCCAACACCGATTTTAACGGCGTAGAATATTTTGTGCAAATTTCACGAACAAAAATTTTCGTCTCATGGGCAACTTTTCCAACCCACTTTTTGGTCCAGATTTTGGGTGGATTTTTCCAGTTGGAAATATTTAGAATCCAAAAATTTTGAGATTTTTTTGGAATTTTTTTCAATTTTAAATACGAGTAAAAATTTGGAAACTGCTCTTGAATGGGCAGAAAACCAGAATTTTTTTGTATACTTCCAATTTTTTACTATTGGACATGTTGCACAAAATCAAACTAGATCCGGCATAGTTAAAAAATTGCATAATAAACGCAAGTATACAATTATATATTAGCACGAATTTTGCAATAGTTCAATAAAAAAAGACGGTTCGCACCGTCTTTTTTAGTTTCTTCTATTATATGCTGTTTTTTCGTTCAAGCTTTTCTTGTATTGCTTCCCAGATGAAGCCGTTAAGGCTTTGCGAACCGATTTCATTTTTTATTCGTTCCTTTTCTCCTTTTGGTATGCATAAGCTAATACGATCATACGCCTTTAAATTATACTTATTATTTGCGACTGTTCGCGCATTTCTACCGTCTTTTCTTGGTGGGCGTGGCATTTTATCAACTCCTTTTCTTTTTTTCTTCTTATTATAACATTTTATTAATCATTGCACAACTATATAAATTGCACAATAAAAGCATACTTACACAATGGTATTTTTGTAATGTTTTACATATTGAATTATGTACTTACACAATGATATAATAACATCAAGTTAAATGTACAGAACACAAATGATTAGGAGGTACAACGATATGAAATATTTTACAGCAAAAAATCTTGAGGAACTAAGAAAAGAATATAAAAAGTTAATGGTTAAAAATCATCCTGACAATGGCGGAGACGTTGCAGCATGTCAGGAGATCACAGCAGAATACAAGAAACTATTTGACATGTTCAAAGCAGGGCAGACACCAGACGAAGAAAAGAAAAATACATTTGATTATAAGGCAGACGAAGCCTTGAGAAATGTAATCAATAACATTGTTTCTTTCGATGGTGTCAATATCGAGGTAGTAGGTTCTTGGGTATGGGTAGATGGTAATACATTTCCATACAAAGAAGAGTTGAAAAAACTTGGCTTTAAATGGTCCAAGAATCGCAAAAAGTGGCATTTTAGCACGGAACCATCTGGGAAATGGCATAAAAAGAAAATGTCTTTCGAGGACATACAGAAAAAATATGGAAGTGAAAAAGTTAAAACTTGCGCGTCTGCAAGAATCGCATAAATAGAAAGAAGGTATAAAAATGAATAAGAAATCATTAAGGAAATTAGAAAATGACTTAGGGGTAGCAGTAGAAACAAAAAAATACACGTATGGTGGAAATGTGTATTTTATAGGATTTGATAATTCTGAAGAATATTACAAAAATCATAAATACGTTTATGATTTTGCAAAACGTCACAAAATGCACTTAGAAAGAAACTGTTACGCGTGGAGCTTTTCGCTAGAGGATAAAAAGAGTAGAGAAACAAGACTAAAAAAATGTGAAAAAATTAATTTTTTAAATCATATTTTCGAAAAAGTTTATCACCAAACAAAAAATGGAGACAAAGCAAAACAGGCACAAATAAATTTTGTGAACGATCATGAAGAATATAAAGAGGCATTCGAAGCTTTTTACTCATAATATGGAGGGAACAAAAATGAAAAATTATAAACTAGAAAAAATAAAAGAAGAACTTGCAGGAAATCTTGCAAGAGATCAAGAACTTTTACGACTTTGGGAAGCTGTAGAGTATAAGACAAAAAAGAACGGGCAGCCGTTTAAACTAGTTTCAAAAAGCTTTGAAAATACAACGTACAGGAAAGCGAGTTACGGAAACTACTACATATTGGAAGTTTCTTCCAGTAGTAGCGATCTTGGATATATTAACGACTGGGTACGATTAGAAGATTACAGAACGAACGAAAAAATAACAGATACAGAAAAAATCAAAGAAATGATTGAAAAGAAAAAGCAGTATTTTAGAAATGAGATTATGAAAACGAATGATCGTATAAATAGATTAGATAATGCATTTATAGAATTTGAAACGGCGTATACAAAAGCGCTTGGACAACTTGCATATGATCTTGGTTGTACGGAAAAATTCGATAGTTTGTTTTATCAAATTACAAAAATTGTAACTAATAATTAAAAATAAAAAAGGAGTGCTATTATGAAATATTTTAAAAATTGTAAAACATTAAAAGAACTGAAAGACACATACAAAAAATTACTGAAAGAGAACCACCCAGACAACGGGGGCGATCTGGAAGTTATGAAAGAGATCAACGTACAATTTGATTCAGCTTTTCCAATCTTTAGAGATCAGGCAGCAAAAGAAGCGCCAGAGCCTGAGGAAGTAAAAAAAGAAACTGCGGAAAATGTAAGACGTCATTTTTATACTGATTTCGGTTGGGAAGGCTCTAGATATGATTCTAGTTTGACTCTGAAAGAGATCGCGAAAATTGTACGAGGATACGTAAAAAAGAAATATCCTACATGTAAATTTAGCGTACGCACATCATACGGCAGCATGTGCCAATCTTTAATTGTCAAATTGTTAGAATTTCCACAACAAATGTTTATGACAGCCGAAGAACTAAAAGGAATCTGGTATACACCGTTTTCATACGTTGATAGTGAAGGAAAGACAATAACAACTACTGTTTTAAATGACACAATTCAAAACTTATATAATAAATTCAGAGCGAATTATATTATGTCAGACGACGATTTTACACAGGAGGAATTTTTGAAATGCTACACAGAAACGGTGTTTGAAAAAGAACAATTCTTTTACGGTGTTCAAACAGAATATTTTAAAAGTGTTGTTGATGATGTAAACGCCTTTATTGCTTCTTATAACTACGACGATTCCGACAGTATGATTGATTATTTTAGTTGTAATTTTTACGGCGGAAAAGTAAGTTACAACGATTGTAAATTTGTTCCAAAAACTGCGAGAATCAAAAACAAAAATGCGACACCGGCAACAAAGACAAAGAAAAGACAGACTAAAGAAGAGCAGGAAGTAAAACAGATCGAAGAAGTAACGGAAGTTACTTACAAGATCACAAAGGGCGAAGACACGCGCGACATGTCCGAATTGTGGGTAGTAAGAATTAATGAAAATCTAAATAAAGAAGAATATATTGAACAGAATAAAAAAATGCGTGATCTTGGCGGGTACTACAGTAAATTTAAACACGGATTTATTTTTAGATACAATCCAAGCGAAAAATTAGCATAGGAGGGCGGAAAAATGAAAATATGTGATATATGCAATGTGCTTTTTAATATGTCACTCGGATTGGACTACGCAGACGGCGCAGACAGCCACAAAGAAGAACTTGACATATTGGAAACGGAAATAAAGGAAATTAAAGATAACAATAAATCTTTGTATTATGTACTAGAAAGCATAGCAGAGCAAAACAAAGATTTTAAAAATTTTCCAGTTAACAGCGACGGAGGTTTTACAAGATGAAAAAAATAGATTTATTAATTGTTATAAGTAGTTTTATAATTGCAGGGATCATTTTTACAGCGATCCCGGGGGCTTTTATCCTTGGATATTTAGAAATTGTACTTGGTGCAGCATATGCAATAGGTAAATGAGTAGAAGTGATAAAAATTTTAGCGTATGACCGCGGATTATATTCCTCGGTCATATATCTTTTTAAAGATTATTTTTTTGTTGACGAGATCGGAAAAAAGAAGTAAAATCAAAGAAAAAAGCAGGAGGAAAAAAATAAATGTTAGTATACAAAATAAATGTAATAGAAGAATTAAAGGAAGCCGGTTACAATGCTACCAGAATAAGAGATGAGCGCCCAATTAGTCAAAACGCGATGCAAAAGATAAGAAAAGGCGAGATGATCGGAATCAAAACGCTTGAACAGCTTTGCAAGCTGTTAGACATGCAGCCGGGGAACATAATTAAATACGTAGAAGATTAAAAAAATAATCCTAAAAAAGATTAAAAAAGTATTGACTTTAATCTTTAAAAAGATTATAATAAAGATAGTTAAAGGAGACAAGCAAAGAGAAAAGGAGATGTGAGTCATGAAAAAAGAATTTTGGGAAAGAGTAAAATGGGAAAGAATAGTCGATACGAGAAAATATAGATATGTATTAGACGATGATATAAGCCTTGAAAGGCCTTTAATAAAAAGGCTACCAATCGAAGACCTAGACACGACAGCAGCTATTGACGGGTGGGAAGTTGTAAAGGAGCTTTAAAAATGAAATATAGAACAAAAAAGGCTTGTTTGGATTGTGGCAAGTCTTTTTATGGTAGTACAGACAAGTTGTATTGCGACGAATGCGCAAAAAAAAGAAAATCTAATGTAATGAGAATTAGAGTGTGCAGAATGTGTGGCAAAGAGTTTAACGGTGGACCTAGAGCGTTTTACTGTCCAGATTGTAGAGTTATACGTACAAGAGAAGCACAAAAAAGATTCAGGCAAGGAAAGACAGCTAAAAGGAAGCTTGGGAGTGTCGATAAGTGCGAGCTGTGCGGAAAAGAATATATTGTAATTGCAGGACGTCAAAAATATTGTTCTGAAAAATGTCAGCACGAAGCAGGCTTATTATTGCAAAAAGAATATAAAAGTGCTTATAATAAAGAGACAGAACAGACAAAAAAGAAATTGGAAAAGAACAGCAAAAAACAAAAAATTTGCGAATACTGCGGTAAAAAATTCCGATCCAAAGTTGCAAGTAACACTTGTAGTGATTACTGCCGGCACAAACAAGCGCAGATCAGAAACGCAAGGGCACGGATTAATCGGGGCGAGAAAACAAATCTTGATACCTTGTTAAAAGAAAGAGAAGAGTATAAAAACAAAGTAAACGATAATAAAGGAGGTACGCGGATGAATGTAAAAAACCAGTATGGGAAAGAAGTAAATTTTGACGAAGCTCTAAAATTAATGGATGCAGATTTAAGAGAAAATGTAGCGTATGAGTTAAGTCTTTCATCAGATCAAGAATTTTTTAATAAATACGCCGAAGCACACAAAGAAAAATTCGGGGTCACTTGGGGACCAGATCAGGAAAAATAAGAATAAAAATATGAAAGAAGTTCTTTATTGAGCTTCTTTTTTTGTGCGACTTTTTAAACGTCACAACGTTTTTTGAGTCTTAAAATTATAAATATTTTATAAAATTTTATTGACGATCTAAAGTCGAAATATAACGGTGCCGGCGGTGTCTAGTCTGCGTATTTTGGCCAATAAGAGTGTTTTATATGGCTGTATAAGCGACGGAAACGCCGTATATTAGTCTTTAAATTTACGCTTGCAATAAAATTATCTTTAGTTCAGGATATTAATTACAGGGTATTATATAAGCCCTTATGAATATTTAAGATTATTATTTAATGCTTTAGAGTGATAAAGTAAAAGGTGGTGAGAACATGAAGGATTTAGAAGTTTATGAGAATGAGATTGAAATATACGCAGAGGATTATATTAAATCTTTAGCTAACGAAGATGATATATATAAAGTGTCTACGTTTAAGGGGATGCTTAAGCATATATTTAAACATGTATTTAAAGCTAAGAAGAATGAGAAAACATTGTATCAATTAAAAACTAACATTGATACTAGCGACATAGATACGATCAATGAGATCTGGGATATATATACATCACTCTGTTATAAATATAATCATAATCCTTCGTTGTTGGGGTTCTCTTTACTGACTGGGATCAATGACGACACGTTCAACAGTTGGCGTACTGGTGAGGTTCGAGCAAGCTCTGGACATTCCGCCGCTGTCAAAAGATGGAAAAAAGAATGTGAGTTAGCTCTGGCAGATCGTACAAGCGAACAAAACTCAGTAGGTTCAATGTTTTTGTTAAAGAGCTGTTACGGGTACAGCGAACAGCAGACAGTTAACATTGTTGACCAGACAGGACTACCAAAAGAGAGCAGAACAGAGATCGCGAAGAAGTATGCAGAACATCAACAACTACCACAAAAACCAAATCTATAAGCATAATATATATATCATAAAAGCATTATGCACAATAAGACAATAATAATAATATATATAGTTGTGCAGTATCACAATAGATATCTGGTGATCTATAACTTAAACCATTATTTAACGTATAGATTGATCGTGTGGTGTAAAGATATATGCAGACTACACAATAAAGCTTGTTTGTTTTGTGCATGTTGTACAAAGTAAAGGGAACGGCAGAAAAGACGGGGTACCCCTCACAGGAGACCGCCCATGCCGCCGGAGTTAGTGCCAAAAATTCCCCAAAAAACAAAAGATCCTTTTTAGGCATACAAAGAAATTAATATATAACTCATAACACACAGAGAGGATATACAAGAATGATTGAACATCAAAACTATTACAATCCCGGAAAGTATGAAGCAAAAGATGTGATTAGAGACTGGGATTTAAATTTCAACTTAGGTAATGCAGTAAAGTATATATGCAGAGCAGGTAAGAAAGACCCAAACAAACTTGTTGAGGACTTAGAGAAAGCAGCAACGTATATCAACTTTGAACTTGAGTATTTAAAAAATAAGTCAGGAGCAGTGAAACGATGAGATATTTATATAACATGTTTGTAGTTGGTGTTTCAGTGTATGCAGCAGTAACATTTGGAACTGGTTGGTTGTTTTTGTTGATGTTATTAATTTTAGGAGTTGAGTAGATGATCACAAAAGCTATTGTTACACTCTGCAATGTTGTATATGCATTGATCATCAGATGGTTTATGAAAACAGCAAAAACAAATGATAAAGCAACGATCGTAGGTTTTTTATCCATGATTCTCTTATATGCGTTAAACATTATTGTGATATGGTGGTGCTAAATGAAAAAAGTTAAAGTTAATTTCGTTGATGGAAGAGAAGAATATTTTGACACAGATTATACTACAAATTGTTCAAGTAGTATGTTTTGGTACTCAGCGGAAGAAGAAATGTTTTATATAAAAAAATCAGCAATGAACGTAATTTTACTTCCTAGAGAATTTGTAAGATACATATGTATTGCAGATTAAATAATAAACTGTCGAGAAAATCTCGGTAGTTAGGACCGTTAACTCAGCGGGTGAGAGTATCCGGCTCATAACCGGAAGGCCACAGGTTCGAATCCTGTACGGTCCATTGAGTGATGCTAACAGCAAATTTTAATGTATTATAAAATGTTTTTGAAGGTTAATGCACAAGCATCATGTTCTTAGGGACTCATACAGCAAATAAAAAGTACAATGCAACAAAAAAACAAGCCATGACGTATAGCATACTTCACGAGTCCTGATTATGAAAGAGAGGGAAATATGAATTTTGCACAAGCAGTGGAAAGAGAAACAAAGTTCACAAAGACAGAGAATGGAGCAGTTGCTTTGAATACTACAGGCAATGCATGTCTTGATTTGTATTCAACAATTGGAAGTCTTAGAGATGCAGAACTATCAAGAGTTCTGTCCTTGTTTGACGAAGCGTACAAAGAAAATCCGTTACTTGCTACAAAAATCGTATTTTACGCAAGAGATGTAAGAGGTGGATTAGGAGAAAGAAAAGTTTTCCGTGATCTGATTCATCATATGGCTTGCGTATACCCTGAAAGTATTAAAAATAACATTTACTGGATTCCTGAATATGGGCGTTACGATGATTGGTACGCATTGGTCGATACGCCTTTAGAACAGGATGTGTGGACTCATATGAAATCACAGATGGTTGAAGATTTCAAAGACTACAACAATGGAAAACCAATATCATTATTGGCTAAATGGTTAAAGACCGCGGATGCAAGCTCTAAGAAAACAAGGGAGCTTGGAATTAAGACAGCACTTGGTTTTGGTATATCTGTTCGAAATTATAAAAGGATTGTCCGTAATCTTAGAAAATACTTAAAGATCACGGAAACATATATGTCTGCGAACAAATGGAACGAGATATTTTATCCATCAGTTCCTAGTAGATGTATGTTGAACAACCAATATGCTTTTTATCGTCATGATGCAGAAAGATTCCAACAGTACAAGGAAGATGTGTCAAACGGAAGGCAAAAGATCAATTCAAGTACACTGTATCCATATGATTTGATCAATGAAATTGATTCACCATACGAGAGCGATCATGCCATTGCAGAAGCACAGTGGAAGAATCTTCCGAACTATGTAGAGCCGGGACGAAACGTATTAGTTATGGCTGATGTATCAGGTTCTATGAATGGAAGACCTATGCAAACTTCTGTAGGTCTTGCAATATACTTTGCAGAAAGAAACATTGGTCCATATCATAATCTTTTTATGACATTTAGCGGTGACCCTGAATTTGTATCGCTAAAAGGAAACACATTATATGAGAAATATAGCAACGCAATATCTGCGGAATGGGGATTCAATACAGATCTGAAAAAAGCATTTGATAAGATTTTGAAAGTTGCGATTGATAATCATATAGATCAGGAAGAAATGCCAGAAGCACTTGTTGTTATTTCTGATATGGAAATTGATCAGTGCACAAATGATAGTTGGACGTTTTATGATCAGATGGCTGATGAATTTAAAAAACATGGTTATGAGATTCCTAACATTGTGTTTTGGAATGTTCAAAGTAGAAATAATGTTTTTCATGCTGACAGCAACCGAAAAGGTGTTCAGTTATGTTCTGGGCAGTCAGCATCAACATTTCAAAATGTCATTTCCGCAATTGGTCTTACGCCAATAGAAGCAATGGAAATGGTAATAAATTCAGAAAGATACGATAACATTTCGATTACCTCCAAATAAGTTGTGGTATATAGCTCAATTGGATAGAGCGCAACACTACGAATGTTGAGGATGCCAGTTCAAGTCTGGCTATACCATTTGTTCGCTATTGCGAACATAAAGTCCTTACTTTCTTAAAATTATTTTAGTACGTATGTGAAATTCAAGCCAATGTTGCTGTTGACCGTTATAGCCGGGATGGATTTCTTTTTTTCATGAAAAACTTTTTCACCCCAACTGGTGAAAAGAGATGTTCGCCTTTAAGTAGGCAAAGATTTCACTCCTTACAATGTTTTTATTTTGTTTGCGTATCTGAATATGGTCAGTTTAGCCGGCTCAACTCCGGCATACGCATTGTTTTTTTAGAATTGACAGGGGATTATAACATTGAGTATGACAGAAATTATCAAAGAAATGAAAAATTATATGACAGAACCGATTGAGGGAATGTCGTATGCAGAAAAGGATAAAGAAGGCAATGTTTGGATTCATTGCCCGTGGTGTGGAAAGAAGCAATTTCCTGTTAACCATGATACGAAAATTAGTCATTTGCAATATAAATGCAAATCGTCAAACTGCAAAAAAATGTTTGAAATAAATTATTAATAGTCGCAAGAGCCAAAGAGCCGGACGCTTTCAAGGGAAGGAGTCGGTTCTTTTTTTATGCAAGAAGGAAGTTTTGAGTGGTATCAATCGGTCTTTAAGTCAATATTGGACGGACAGATGGATTTGTACGAAAACCAGAATGATACATACCAATTGTTGCTCAACATGAAGCAAGAATTAACATTTAACAATAAAGAGGTCATGGACTATGCAATCAAAATAAGCAAGTATGCCCATGAAATGGCTGCATATATGGCAGCAACGACAGGAATGGCGGAATATGACGATCTATACTGGAAGTTTCTGCTTCTGGAAGGTCAGCATTATCAGGTAGACAGTGGTTTGTTATATCTTGAAAAGAACAGAGTACCTTCTGAGAGGTTCTACGAACCACGTAGATCGGTTTTTATGCAACACGGGATAATTCAATCATTGCAAGATTTAATGGACGATAAATTGGACATATTTGCGTTAAGTGTTCCACCCGGTTGTGGAAAGTCAACACTGGAAGACTTTTTCTTATCTCTTGTTGGTGGTTGGTTTCCAAATTGTTTTAACTTATCTTCTGCCCATAGTAGCATTTTGACACGATCACTGTATGATGGAGTTCTTGAAATTATAAATGATCCAGTAGAATACACATGGCATGAGATTTTTCCGAATGTGCAGATGCAAGGAACAAACGCAAAAGAAACAACAGTAAACCTTGAAAGAAATGGCCGTTTCAAAACGTGGACGTTTCGATCAATTGACGGATCATTAACAGGTGCGACACGTTGTAATAAATTTCTTACCGCGGACGACTTGGTATCAGGAATTGAAGAAGCATTGAATAAAAACCGACTGGAAACACTCTGGACGAAAGTTGCAAACGATTTACGATCAAGACGATTGGACGGTTGCAAAGAGTTCTATATTGCGACACGATGGAGTGTTCATGATCCGATTGGAAAGCTACAGACACTATATGCAGGTGATCCGAGAGCAAGATTTATTGCAGTACCGGCACTAAATGAAAAAGGCGAAAGCAATTTCATGTTTACTGTAAATGGATTCTCTAAAGAGTATTTTGAAGATGCAAGAAAAGCTATGGATGATATTTCGTTTAACTGTTTATACCAACAAAAACCAGTAGAGCGTGAAGGACTATTATTACCGGCGGATGAATTAAGAAGATTTTATCTTGAAAAACATCATGTTCCTGAGGGGGTATCCGGTTATACAGTATTTCCTAAAAAAGACCCAGATGCTATCTGGGGTGTCTGCGATACAAAAGATAAGGGAACCGACTTTGAATCCCTTCCGATTGCATATCAGTTTGGAGAAGATTTTTATATACCGGATGTTGTATTTGACGATGAAACGAATTATGAAATTCTTGATAACAAGACAGCTGCAATTCTTATCAGACATCAACCACATAAGGTGCGTTTTGAATCAAACCAAGCCGGAGGAAGAATTGCAGATAATATAAGCAAAATGATCAAAGGCAAAGCAAGGACAATTATTGAACCAAAATACACAACAGCAAATAAAGAAACCAAAATTTTGGTCAATTCAGATTGGATAAAGAAGCATTGCTTATTTTTAGAACCATCAGAATACCAAGTAAAGTCTGATTATGGAAGATTCATGGAAAATGTAACTTCTTACACAACAAAGGCGAAGGTTCTGCATGATGATGGTCCTGACTCATTAGCTATGTTAGCAGAATTTGTATCAAAGCCAGAAGCACGACAAAGTTATATCAGACAAAGTCCAGTTTAGAGGTAAAAAATGACAGCGAAAGAATATTTAATGCAATTACAGTTTCTTGATAAAAAAATACATAATAAATTGTCAGAGGTATATCAGTTGAGAGCGTTAGCGACTAGTGCATCCGTAGCAATCGGTTCTGATAAAGTACAAACTTCAAAACAAAAAGATCGTATGGGAGATGCAATAGCCAATATTGTAGATAAAGAAAGAGAAGCTAATAGAGAAATCAAAAGATTTCTGATCAAGAAAAAAGAAATTATATCAGTGATCGAAACAACAGAAAATCCAAATCATTATGATCTTCTTTTTAAGAGATATGTTGAGTACAAAACATTAAGAATGATACAAAATGAAATGGGTTATTCCTTGCAGCATGTAAAAAGAATGCATAAAGAAGCATTAGATGAAATTAAGAAAATCAAAGGATTTGAAGAATAAGACTCTATGATACACAATAAGACCTTTTAGTTTAGTATACTATATAATAGATTTTAAGTAAGCATTTGTGGATGTATTTCCGCAGATGCTTTTTTATTGCGAAGAAAGAGGTGAAACGACAATGGGTTTAGAAGCAAGACTGCTTGGAAGAACAAAAATCTATACAGATGAGACAATCATTGATGAAGATAACATATTATCAGTCTTGCGAAAAGCTTATGCAAAACACTTATTTAATCGCAGACAGATGCAGTTTCTGATTGACTACGAAGGCGGACAGCAGCCATTAAAACGACAAAAAATAGTAAGACCAGACATTGACATAAAGGTTAATGGAAGTGTTGCAAACTACGTCAAAGAATTTAAGATTGGATACAATTGGAGCAGCCCTATCATGTTGGTTCAACGTGGCGACAAGGAAATGCATGACTCTGATTCAAAAACGGATGATGCAGGAATCACTTCATTAAATGAGATTCTAACAAACGGAGAAAACATCGGTTATAAAGATCAGTGTATGGCAGAGTTTATTGAAATCTGCGGTATCGGTCATAGAATGATTGATATTAAGACAGACTTTGACGATATGGAAGATGGTGAACCTGAATCTCTGGTAGATGTGTATACGCTTGACTCCAGATATGCTTTTTGCGTATATAACAACGGGACAGGTCAGAAAAAAGTTTTAGGTGTTACATACAGGAAAGTTTCAGGAAAGCTGTATTTTACATGTTTTACTAAAGAATGCCGCTATGAGATTCAATCAGGTGAGATCGTTTCAGTAGAAAAGAATCCACTGAAAGATATTCCGATTATTGAGTATGAAAGAAGTTTTGACAGAACAGGATGCTTTGAAAGAAAGATTCCAGAAATTGATGCACTCAATATTTTAATGTCAGACTTTACGAATGATGTGTCACAGAGAACACAGGAAATATGGTGGGGGAACGACATTAAGTTCCCAGTAGATGAAGAAGGAAATGAGATTCAACCTAAAAGCGGTCAGTGGTTAGTGACATATTCAAACGAAAATGGGAAACCAAGTGTTCAACCACTTTCAAGCACATTTGATTCTGGCAGTACATTATCTGCTATTTCTGATTACCGCAGTAGAATCTTTCAGGATTGTAAAGTCCCTATTCAGTACGAAAGTTCTGGCAGTGGATCAACGGGGACAGCAACCGACATGAGTTCTGGATGGAGTGCAGCAGAATTGGATGCCATGAGAGAACAGCAAATGACTGAGAAGGGCAAGAGAGAAGAAATTAAATTGATCCTAAGAGCGATTCAATTAGTTCCTTCAAAAATTCTTCCTGAAGACAGCCCGATCAGAAAAATACACAGTTCTGATATAGACTTTCATTTTAACAGAAGAAAGAATTATGACATGTCTGTTAAGGCAAACACTTTTGCTACATATGTGAGTCACGGAATCCACGGAAGACACGCATTAAAGGTCGTTGACGCGTTTGGTGATGTGGAACAAGTTTGGAACGATAGTCAGGAAATGATTGAAAAATATCAGGAATCTTTGTGGAAAACATCTGATAGTAGCAGCACTTCAACCATAGGAGATACTGGTAGCAATACATCAGAAAAGATTCAAGGTGATACATCTGATCAGACAGGAAACTCGCCGATATTAGATGGATTGAATACAGACTCAAATAAGATTCAGGCATAACAGGAGAGAGAAATGTACTCAGCATTAAGTTTTGATGAATTGAATCAAATGGATATGAATACAAGGTCTATTCCGTATGAAAAGTATTTTGGAGAGATGGAACTTCCGAAAGAAGAAAAAGAGACAAGAATCAAACTGGCCGAGAATATGGAAGATGAATTTCTCTATGTCATGAGTCTTATGTTTACGTTGCAGAAATACCCAACACCAAATTGGGAAACTGCAAGACAAGAGTTTTTTGACAGATACAAGAAATCTTTGAATGGGTATGTTACACCAAATGAAAATTTTTTGGCGTACATGACAGCATTATCATATGAAGTTATAGATGCTACGAAAAGGAATATTGATGATCCTTATTATTTTTCACAGGATAGAGCAAAATTTATTTCTGAGAATGAAAGCAATGTATCAAGAAGTTTTCAATACGACTTAGAAGCAATAGCACAAGGAAAAACAAAAAAACAGTGGGTTGCAATTATGGACAAGAAAACAAGGTCCACACATAGGTCCGCTGATGGAGAGATTATAGAAATAACAGAACCATTCATTGTGGGTGGTTCTTTATTAATGTACCCAAGGGATGTGTCTTTGGGCGCAAGCTCATCTGAAATCGTAGGATGCAGATGCAGTGTTAAATACATATAGTCACAGAGAAGTGACGTTAATAAAACACGGTTGCTTAGAGAAAAGCAGAAAATAAAACACAAATTTGATTGAGAGAGAACTCATAAAAACACAGGAAGGAATTTTATATGTTTTTTTATTATTTAAAAGGTAAACGTACTGGCAGCAGAGTTAGATTTGCAGATGCACCAGATGGTGGAGAAGGAGCGCAGGCCGGAAATCTTTCAGGCAATAATGGCGGTGGTTCTGGATCAACAGAAGATGAACCTAGCACAGATGAATTACTTGCTAAAATCGCACGATTAGAAGCTGAGGGATCAAAAAATAAAGCTGCATTAGATAAAGCCTTAAAGGAAAAAGGCGAGATCACAAAACAGTACAGATCAACATTAACAGCGCAGGAACAGGCAGCGTTAGAAAAGAAAGAGGCTGACGAAGCTAAAGATGCAAGAATCGCTGAGTTAGAAACGAAAATGCTGATTGGAGAATATACAGAAAGATGTATGGACCCTGAAATTGGCATGAGTAAAGATGCAGCGAAAAAATTTGCAGAGTCACTTGCCGGAAATGATATTGAATCAGCTTTTAAATGTCTTGCAGAACATATAAAAGTCACTAAATCCGATATGGAACAGGAATTTTACAAAAACAGGAAAAATATTAACGCCGGAAATGGAAATGCAAAAGAATCACTTGCAGTTGAAAAAGCAAAGGAATTTGCGAAGAACAAAAAAGCCGGAGTTAATGCAGATATATTAAAACATTACATGTAAGAAAGGAGACGTATCATGGCAAGAGGAGATATGAAAGTAGATGTTCTTTCAGTTTCTAATGAAGTTGAAATTTTAAACAGAAAAGAATTTGAAGCAATTCCAAATACAGTAGACTTTGATGGCGTAGAAACCAAAGACGATTTAGGTAGAAAAGTTGTAAAAGCCGGTACTCCAATCGGAAAAGATGGAGCACCAATTAAAGCTACACCTTGGACTGGCGCTGTTGGAATTTTACTTCATGATGCTTATGAAACAAGACCGCAGCAGGCAGTTTTAAAGAAAGCATATGTAAATACGACAAGAGCACAGAAAAGTTCTGGATTAACATATGATCTTGCATTAGTTACAGAGTTAGAAAAGTCTGGATGCAGAATCGTATTAGAAGAACCAGAAGTCTTAGCATAAGACAAATACCGGTTATTAGAAAAGATAGATAATCGCTAACCCTCAATAGTTACAGGGTAGAAAGGAGAACAATATGTTATTAACAGACGTTTTTTCAGCGGAAGCAGTAGCATCCGTTAGAACTTCTGATGTAAGTAATTCCATGGCATATGCCGGACTTGCTTTTTTCCCAAATAAAAAGAAAACTGGAATTGACCTGAAATGGATCAAAACACATAAAGGTCTTGGAGTTGCATTAAAACCATCTGCATTTGATGGTATGGCAACAATCCGTGCAAGAAAAGGATTCAAAGTGACAAATGAAGAAATGCCACTTTTCCGTGAATCTATGGTTGTAAAAGAACAGGATTTAGCAGAGATCACAAGAGCTCAGGAATCCAATGATCCATACCTTAATGAAGTTTTATCTCATATCTATGATGATACAAACGAGTTAATTGATGGTGCTGATATTGCAGCCGAACGCATGAGAATGCAGTTACTTGCACCAGTAGGCGGAGATATGAAAATTGTAATCGGTACAGCTGATAATGTAGCTTACAATTACAGTTATGATCCGAACGGCGATTGGAAAGCAAAACATTATGCATCTTTAGAAGGGACAAGCACATGGGATAAAGCGGATACATCCAAACCATTAAACGATATTCAGAAGGGTATTAATTACCTGACAGATATCGGTGTCTCACCTATGTATGCAATGATGACTTCAAAAACATTTAACTATCTGATTGAAAACTCTCAGATCAAAAATGCCATTATTACAATTTCTGGAAGAACAATTGATTTTGTATCTAAACAAGTTGTAAAAGAAGTGTTCCAGTCTCAGACAGGACTTATCCCAATTTTATACGATAAGAAGTTTGAGGACTATGACGGTAAAGATAAGAGCTTCTATCCTGATGATTATGTAACAATCATCGGTGAAGGACAGCTTGGTAATACATGGTATGGAGTGACACCAGAGGAAAGAACATTACTTGGTGATCCTAGTGTAGATGTAAGTGTCCTTGATGATACAGGAGTTGCAATTGCTGTTAAATCTGAATACGGACCACCAGTATCTTATTCAACTACTGCTTCTCAGATTGTTCTCCCATCTTTTGAAGGCATGGACAGCATTTATGTTATGAAAGTAAAATAGGAGGAGTTGTATGATTTACGATCATGTAGTAAATAAAAATGGTGTGTATTATGCAGCTGGTGATGAGGTTCCGGAGGATAATGTTTCCACGGAACCTTCTGTAGAAGAACAGGAAGTTCCTGTAAAAAGTGAAGAATCTACAGAAGAACCAGAAAAACCAAAAAGAGGAAGATCGCCGAAAAAATAAAATGAGGTAAAAGAAATGACAGAGGAAATATTGAATGAATTAATTGAATATGCCGGAGATGATTATGAAGCAAATCAACAGTCATTTCTAAACTCATTGATTGAAGATGCAATAGAAGAAGTGTGCTGTGCAATGTATCCCGGTGGATATGCTTCTGATAAAGAGTTTGAAAAACAGAAACAATCAGCTGTGAAACGATACAAAGGAAAAATAAAAAGGATAGCACAGTATCATTATGATAAACAAGGAAAAGAAGGCGTAGTCAGTTATTCAGAAAGCAGTACATCAGCTTCTTATGAAAATTCTGGAACACCTTCTAGTTATTTGAGAGGTATTATACCTGAATCAAAAATTATCTAAGACGGTGCGTGATGTTTGAAAAGACCTCCTATTATACATCGCAGGGAGTGCTTAAGAAGGTGGTGGGGAAAGCACATTTTATGGAGGTTATATTAAATTGGAAATAAACAGGACTTTTCTATTTTGCGAAGTCCTGTTTTTTATGCCAGAAGGGAGTCTTCATTGGATAGCGAACACTTTGTTGAAACAAATACATTCGATGAGTTCAAAAGAAGAATTGAAGATGAAGATCATCGACAAAACAGACGAATAGAAGAGCTAGAAAAATTGGCAGAAGAAATACACACGCTTGCTAAAACATCGGCAGTTATGTGTGAAAAATTAATAAACATGAATGATAAGCTTGATACAGTAAACAAAGATGTTGAATCACTGAAATCAAAAGATGGTGAAACGTGGCGAAGAGTTGTATGGACAGTTATTGCTGCAATCTTAGGTATCGTTGTTGGATTCATATTTAAAGAAATAGGAATGTAGGTGATTGTAATATGCGATCAAGGCAAAGAGACAAGCAAAATATATGGTTTTCGAAAATTTCAGAAAATCATGATGATATAGATACTGTCATTACTTATGAAAAGCCGATTATGAAAAAAATGACTGTATCATCTACAAGTGGTACTGCGGAAGAAATATCAGCGGGTATTGTTCCGAACTATGATCGCTATATTACAAGTTATGATAGATCGTTTTGCGATTATGCAGAAGAAGGTGTCGTATGTTGGGTAGATTCAGAACCAGAATTTAATCAAGATGGGTCATTGAGAATGGAAGATGATGAAATAACGCCAGTGACAATGCCAGATTATAAGATTTTGAAAATAATTGATACAAAAAAAGGAAATATCGCAAGGTATGGAATTAGCAAAATCAAAGGAGTGTATCAATGAGAATCAATATTGAGCTGAGTCAAAAAAGTATTCAATCAGCAATAAAGCAAATTGAAAATTGCAGAGATAAGCTTATTAGAAAAAACAGAGAATTTGTAAAGCGACTCGGAGAAGTTGGTATTCCTGTTATAGATTCTAATATAGCTGTTGCGGCAGGCGATTCAGACAAAACACATGATGCTTATATCAAAATCAATTCTTTTGGAGATTATGCACAAGCAACTTTGATCGTAAGTGGTAAGGATTTACTGTTTATAGAGTTTGGTGCCGGTGTGCATTACAACGGAGCTGTTGGTAGCAGCCCTCATCCGTTGGGAGCATCAAAAGGATACACGATCGGCTCTTATGGAAAAGGCAATGGAAGTAAAGATGCTTGGTATTATTACTCTGATATGGGAGAAGTTGTAAAGTCGCACGGTACACAAGCAACAATGCCAGTGTATAAAGCCGGCGTAGAAATGCGACAGCAGATGTTAAAGATAGCAAAGGAAGTATTTTCTTCTTAGAAAGGAAAGATTCATATGCCTGATACAGTAAAGAATCCAGTGTCCGATGTATATAAGCGTTGGAGTGCAGAAGTTAAAAAGGTTGTGGGTGATGGAAATTATTCATTCGAAAGAAGTCAAACTCTTGCAGCTAACAAAAAGATGTATGCACAAATGTTTCTTATGGGTAATCCGGGGACACGTTGGGATATAGAAGGTGACGAAGTAGCTACAATCCCAAGTTTTCAAATTGATTGTTTTGCAACAGGAACAAAAAGTGTTGAAAAGGTATATCAGATTGATGATGCAAGTCACAGAGCAATGGTGTCTATGGGATTTCAACGAACATATGGACCAGAACAGCAAGATAACACAGACAACAGTATAAAGCGTGTTGTAAGTCGTTATAGCAGAATCTACACAGGTAATTTGTTGGAGTAAACATGAATCTTATCTATTCAAAGAATGAATTTAACATATATAAATCAAATGATGATGGGTACATAGTGCATAACACAAAAAAGAAATTTGCTGACGGTCATTCACACATCAGAACTTTTAATCAATCAAGATATATCGTTGAAATGGTTACACATAAAAGAGTACCTAACCATTTATCAATATATTTGCTCACAAGTCTGATAAGAATTTCTAATGATGAGATTTATCAGGAAAAGATACAGGGATTAATTGATTCAAAGAAGAATAGAGGTCAGCGATTTTATACGAACAATATGAAAAATAAATATAAGTTTCAGAGAAATAGTTAATAACAGATATTTCTGTTTAGATATTAAACCGGTCATGAAAAATCATGATCGCTAACCCTCAATAGTTACAGGGTAGAAAGGAGTTTGATTATGAGTGGTGTAGCCGGAATAAGTACAGTCGGCGTAAAAGTTGGATATGCAGTAGAAACTACAGCAGGAACAAAACCAACGAAATTTAAACAGCTTCATCGTATCAATGCCACGGATGATATTGGAATTGATACAGAGACAATTGATGCATCAGCATTAGAAGATGAAGTTGATAAAGAGATTGCAGGTAGAGGATCAACAGGTGGAACGTTTAATGTTACTGTCAACTTAACGAACGAGACAATTAAAGAATGGGAAACTTTAATCAGCGAATACAAAGCAGGAAAAGCAGCAGGAAAAGCCGTATGGTATGAGGAATATTACCCGGCACTTGATAAGGCATATTTCACAAAGATTGAGCCACCAGCACAGATACCTAAGCCGGGACTTGATCAGAATGGATTAGCAACCGTTGAAATGACATTGACAATCAACGAGTATGTAGGTCTTGATACCGCAGTAGAACCAGACAATACAGAAGTGTAATTTAAATGAATAGGAGGCAAACATGTATAAAGTATTAAAAATTGGCGGAAAAGATTATAAGCTTGAATACACAGTTGAAGCATCATTATATGACGATTGTGTATCAAGCGTAACTTCATTGATGGTAGGAATCAGTGAATCAGAAGATAAAAATGATATTAAGAAGCTCGTAAAAGAAATTTCCAATATTCCAAAGACAACATTAATAATCTTTTATGCAGGGCTTCTTGAAGCACATGGACCAGAGGGAGATGGAACAGTTTCTGATCTTAAAGATGCAAAATCTCTTATTAGAACATATCTTGAAGAACATAAAGATGATGAAGATGGAAATTTCTATGGGATCATGACTCTTTGTATTGAAAAGATGGGCGAAGATAATTTTTTCGATCTAATCGGTCTGAACAAGATGTTAGGGATCGAACCAGAACAGAAGAAAGAACCAAAGAAACCTCAGGATCACAAAAAGAAAACAGCGAAAGCAGAAGTTACAGAGAAATAATACTTGATACATTGTTTCCTCAGGCTGTAAAAGCCGGAATGACAAAAGATGAATTTTTTCACTCCACTCCAAAAGAAATCAGTGTATACATAAATGCATACAAAGAACAGAAAGAATATGAATTGAAAAGTACAAATTATCAATCATGGTTAACAGGTTCTTATGTGTTGCAAGCGATTAATTGTGCTTTTTCTAAAAATGGGAATTATCCAGAAAACCCATTGCTAAAAGAAGAAAAAAGTATTGAATCAATTGAAAAGAGAAGTGGAAGAAGTAAAGAAGAAATGCAACAAGAATTAAGACTTATGGAACTCAGAGTTATGCAAGCAAATGCAAATATAGAAAAGATAGGGGCAGACGAATGATTCTGCCCTTTATTTTTTTATACCGGCTGACCGTATGAGATCAGCCGCTGACCTTATTAGTTGGAGGTGAATCAAAATGCCAGATAGTACAATAGAAACACTCGATATACAAGTGAAAAGTTCGACTGCCAGAGCTGTTACAGCACTTGATAATTTGGCAAACAAATTATATGACGTGAGCAAAGCATTTAAGTCCGTAGATACTGGAAGTATGAGAAACTATTCTCGTGAGATAGGCAGGGTTTCTTCGTCTTTAAAATCAATGAGTGGTATAAAAATCAATGTACCTAAATTATCTGGTCTTAGTAAACAGTTACAGTCATTAACAAATGTTAATTTTACCGCCTTAAATGCAAGTTCAAAACCATTAAAAGAATTGGCTTCTGGACTGAATGCTTTAAAAGGCGTTTCAGGTGTTACGATACCAAAGCTAGATTATAAAAATATCAATTCAGTTTCCAAAGCAATTGAAAAGATAGGAAAATTAGATACTGGGAATATTCAAAATTCTGTGAATGGAATATCAAAAGTATCTCATGCAATGTCAGTTTTAAATAACGTTGATTTTAGCGACAGCAAAATATCTTCTGTCATTAACTCTATCAGAAAATTAATGGCAGTTGATACAAAAGGTTTTGATACGCAAATTTTTGACAGTATTTATAAGTCTGTGTCTAAACTTGGAAATCTTCCGGATGTTTCATCAAGTATCAATAGACTTGTTGCATCATTAGCTAGATTAATCAGTTCTGGAAATAATACTGGTGTAGTTGCAAGCAAACTTCCGGCGGTAGGAAATGCAATAAAGCAAACTGCAAATAAATTAGCATCGGTTAAAGGTGTTGAAGAATCAATAAATCAATTCATATCAGCGTTAGCGAGTCTATCTTCTGCCGGCAAAAAAGTAGAATTAAGTGCTAACGGACTACAAATAATGGCAAAAGAACTTTTGTCATTTTTCAATACCATGTCTAAAGCACCGGCTGTTAGTAAGAATACAGTAGAAATGACAAAGGCGTTGGCACAATTAGCAGCATCAGGCGGTAGAGTTAGTAGTGCTGTCAATACAATGAATACTTCTTTCGGAAAATTAAGGAACGGATTTTCTGAATTAGCAAGCTTAGCATCCAGAGCAGTGTCTACTGTAAGTAGTGGTATTGGTAAAATGGTAAATGCTATTCGAAATATTGGGTCAGCAAGTGGAAGTATTTCAACCGTAAATTTCAGCTTAAAAAATCTTATTCAAACAGCTATTGGATTTAAGGCGGTGCAAGCATTTGGACAATTTACAAAGGATGCAATAACGTTAGGATCGGATATAACAGAAGCAGAAAACGTAATTGATGTTTCTTTTGGTAAATTAAAATACAAAGCATATGATTTTGCTTCAACAGCTTCAAAGCAGTTTGGAGTATCTGAGTTGGCAGCTAAAAGATACACAGGAACCATAATGGCGATGTTGAAATCATCTGGTGTTGCCCAAAATGCAGCATCCGACATGTCAGTAGCATTAGCCGGATTAGCGGGTGATATTGCATCTTTTTATAATATAGATACTGATACAGCATTTTATAAAATCAGGGCAGGTATTTCTGGTGAGATTGAACCATTAAAGCAATTAGGTATTAACATGTCTGTTGCAAATATGAGTGCTTATGCTTTGGCAAACGGAATTACAAAGTCGTGGACTTCTATGACTCAGGCAGAACAGGCTACATTGAGATATAACTATTTAATGTCTGTAACAAAAGATGCGCAGGGCGATTTTGCTCGTACTGCCGGTACTTGGGCAAACCAAGTACGTTTATTAAAATTAAACATTCAATCATTATCAGCTGTTATGGGTCAAGGAATTATTGCAGCTGTACTTCCGGCAATTAAAGCATTAAACGCTTTAATGAGCAGGCTTATGCAAGCAGCTAATATGTTCAGAAACTTTATGTATGTTCTGATGGGAAAAAAGATAAAAGGAGCAACAAAAGGTGTTGTAAATGATCTTGGTGGAGTTGGAGATTCTGCTACTGATCTTTCAGGACTTGGAAGTGCCGGAAACGATGCATCTAAAGGGATGAACAAAGCATCTAAGGCAGCGAAAGAATTAAAGAAGACCTTATCCGTTCTGCCGTTTGATGAATTAAATCAGTTGAATGACAATAAGCAATCAAGCGATACTGGATCTGGAGGAGGTGCGGGTGGTTCTGGAAGTGGCGGTGGAGTCGGCGGTGGAATTGGCGGACTCGGTGATTTGAGTGGTCTTGAAGATGAAGATTATGAAACACCAATTAGCCATTGGGCTTCAAGAATCAGAAAAGCATTCCTTGATAATAATTGGTATGGTGTTGGCCGTGAGATCGCAAATATGTTAAATGCCGGTCTGCAATTAGCCTATGATGCACTTGATTGGAAGAATGTTGGTCCTAAAATCACATCATTTACAACAAAATTTACTCAGGCAATCAATGGATTCCTTGATAATTTCGATTTTAAGTTATTAGGTAAAGTAGTTGGTGCAGGGATTACGGATGTAGTGAGAGCGTTTAATCAAATTGCATCTCCTGATGGCGGTATAAACTTCAAAACTCTAGGTACTGGAATTGCAGAAAGTTTAAAAGGAATGATTCAGGAAATTCCATGGACAGAGTTAGGAAATGCACTCGGAAACTATTTTATGATCTCATGGAGAATCTTAAACGGATTCTTGAATCAATTAGCAGCAACAGATAATACAGGCTTAACAGGATTTCAGCAAATCGGCGTTGCTCTTGGAAAAGCTGTAAATGGTATGTTCCAATCAATCGACTTCGCAACTATCGCAGATACATTTGCAGTAGGAATCAATGGAGTTTTTTCTATACTTGGAAAAATCAATGAAACTGTACATTGGGCTGATATTGCAGCAAATATTTCTCACGGGATTAATACTTTTATCACCGGAGTTAACTGGGAAGAAAATGGACAAATATTAAGCACTTTTGTAAAAAATCTTCTTGGAGTATTTTCACAGGTAGCGCAAAATACAGACTGGGCAGGACTTGGAAGAGGTATTGGAACATTCCTAAGTAGTATTGATTGGAGCGGAATATTCGGAGAAGTATTTACAACAATCAAAACAATATTAGGTGGACTTATCTCAGGATTAGGAACCACAATCGAAGGAAAGTTTATTATAGCTTTTGGTGCTATTAAACTTGCTACAGCAGTGGATAAAATTGTAAGCCCTATACTTTCGGCGTTTGGTTTAATACCTAAAGAAGTAGATGGATCGTCTTCCTTATTAATCATAGCATTAAAGAAAATGGCAGGAGCTTTTTCAAAATCTACATTAGGTACGGCGATTGGAACGTATGTTTTGGATGCGATTGGCCTTTTAAAAGGCATTCCGGGGAAGATTACAACAGATGTTGCGCCGAAGATCGCGGAAGTTATTTCAACAAAATTATTTCCAAAAGCGGTTTCATTTGCAGGTGGAATTGCATCATGGGTAACAGGTACGTTTGCACCAGCTGTATCAGCTGCATTTAGCAGTGTTCTTGGTGTGCTGTTTTCACCGATTGGATTAGCTATAGTTGGAGTAATTGTCGGTGGATTTTTAATATATAAAAACTGGGGCGCAATATCTACATTTGTTGGAAATGTAAAAAATAATATTGTAAATGGATTCAATAATGCTGGGCAATGGTTACAAGAAAAAGGTAAAAATCTTATTGAAGGTATGCAAAGTGGATGGGAAACTGCAAAAGCTGGCTTCGGAACAATTGTTAGTACAATTGGTGGATTTATTGAAGAGAAAGTTGGAAATGCCGGGGATTGGCTACAAGAAAAAGGGCAGAATGCAATTGAAGGACTTCACAATGGATGGGAGTCTGTAAAAGAAAGTAAAGTTGGACAGGCGGCTGCAGGTATTGGGAATTATATCAAAGGTAAAGTTACTGGTGCTGAGAATTGGTTGATAGAAAAAGGTAAGCAAGCCGTTAATGGAATGAAAAACGGTTGGGATAATGTGAAAAACGGTAATTTTCAAACGGCAGTAAAAGGCTTGAAAAACTTTACTATAAATACAATAGCAGGCACAACTCCTACAGGATGGCTTCTTACAAAAGGTGCTGATGTAATGAAAGGTATGCTTTCAGGATTAAAAGGAGATAAATGGACGGAAGCTAAAAACTGGTTGAATAAGTTGCCTGATAAGGTAAAAAGTGCAATAGGAAGTTTGTATAGCATTGGTAAAGAGATTATAAAGACATTTATTAGTGGTTTTACATCACAGAGTATAAAATTACCGCATATCGACTGGGATTGGAGCAATGTTAGTTTTGGTGGATTTAATATTAAAGCACCAAAATTCAAGTTATCATGGTATAAAAAAGGTGGATTGTTTGATTCTGCATCCGTAATCGGTGTCGGTGAAGCTGGATCAGAAGCCGTACTGCCACTTGAAAATCAAAAAACTATGAAGATGATCGCAGATAGCATTGTGAATAATTCAGGCGGTATGGTAGATGAAAGTCTTATTGCAGATGCTGTAGAACGTGGAGTTGTTACAGCAATGATGAACAATAGCGGAAATCAACCAGATATAAACTTATATGCAACATTGTATACAGAAGATAATGAAGTTCTTGCAAGGTCCGTCGCAAAAGGTCAGGCGAGAAACAATTACAGATTAAAACCATCAAATGCATATTGATTTATGCAAAACTTTATGCTATGATGAATTTAAATTAAGAGACATACACTAAGATGCAAAGGTCATGAAGACCACACAATCCTGTGTATGTCTTTTTTTATTTTAATAATTACAGCAAACTAGCCATTGTGTGCCGGCGAAAAGAATGCTTTCCTCTATGTGCATTCCGTTTGCTGTTTTTATATTTGCATAGAGGATGGCACACGAGTTGTAAACATTGATAATCATAGAGGTGATAATATGAGTAAGAAATTAGATTTATTTTTCAAAAGTAACGTATTAGTAATCAATCCTGATCTTGCAAAAATGATTGGCTTAAATGAAGCAATCGTTCTGAATCAAATCTATTATTGGATTTCCGTAAATAAAAAACAAAATAGAAATTTCCACGATGGTAAATATTGGTGCTATAACTCTATCAGAGAGTGGCAGGAAGAAAATTTTCCGTTTTGGTCATATAAGACCGTTGAGCGTATTTTTTATAGTTTACGCAACAAGGGTCTTGTTTTAGTTGGAAATTATAATAATCGTCGTAATGGTGCTACATCTACAAAATGGTATACAGTAAACGATGAGGTTTTAGAAGAAATCATTGATCAGATTTTAGACGAACCAGAATCAGACCATACAGTTAGACAAGATGATTTTGAAAGCGACAACTTGACCGAAGCATTACCAGAGACTAACACAGATATTAACAATGCTTTATCTAACGATAAAGATTATGCTTTTTTATCAACAGAAGATAAAGATAATAATGATGTGTGTAAAGATAAAAAAGACTTCATGCCTATTTCTGGGAGAAATAAGGTCAAAATCATAAAGAGAAAGGGAAATAAAACTACTCTTAGTCAGACAATTGAAGATAAAATCCATTTAGGTTTTAGGGTAAATCAAGAGTTTGACGATGATCTGTATAACAATCCAAAAGATGAATGTGCAATCGGAGATATTGTTAAATACTTTTTCAAGAAATATCAGTTGGAGAAAGGAACAGACCATCCAATGATCTCTGACGAAAAATGCGTAGAGTTGGTTGAGAAGTTTTATTTTGTTCCTGAGAATATGCAAGACACAGAACTGGATTTTGATTTATACAAACTTATGATTGATAAATACTTTGCAACAGAATATGGCAAAAATAGCGGATTCACAATTAATTACCAGATCATGCACTTTATGAATTATAAAATCCGTGAAAATCTATTCTACAAAGTTCAGGATGAATACTACGACAATGTTAAAAGTGATTATCCTGTTGAGATATAGAATCATCAAAGAAAAGGAGAAGAAAAGATGAAAAATACAACATGGAAAATACCGTTGATTGTTCTAGCTGCAATTGTGGTAATTGTGTTAGTTGGTGTATTTATGATTCATATACCACAAAATCATGTAAATTCGATGGAAGAACAGATAAGTGAATCAAAGGCAGCAATTAACGTTCAGGAAAAGAGAAGACAGGATTTAGTGTATAATCTGGCAGACAGTGTGAAATCTTACAACAAACATGAAGCCGAAACACTGAAAAATATTGTTAAAGAGAGAAGTTCAAATACTGGGAAAATCGAAAGTACAGGCACAGCGATTGCAGCGGTAAAAGAAGCTTATCCAGAATTAAAGTCGGACAAGAATTATCAGCGACTTATGAAAGAGTTGGCGGTCACAGAGAATAAGATTTCTGACGTAAGAGACAATTACAATCAGCAGATCAAAGAATACAACAGATATGTCGTGAACTTTCCGGCGAACTTTTTCTTGAAACTTTTAGGATACAAACAGAAAACATATCAATATTTAGAATTTCAGGATGCAACAGAGACGGCACCACAGAAATTACTTAGTGAGTAGCCTATGAGAAAATTCAAAGGATTTCAGTTTGATACTTTCGAAATAACTCTACGAGAGATTATAGCAAGCGTTGTTATTGTTGGATTGATGTTTCTGATTGGCTTTACTATCAGTGGGAATATTGATAATTACATCATGGACCAGAACGAAGAATATAACCGTGCTGCAAAAATTGAAAGTAATGATATGTTTCAGTATGGGATGGAAACTGATTTAGGAAATGCTTTCGTGTATGGAAAAATAAAGCCTGTAGATACAGTTACCTACAAAATGATCGGCGGTAAATATTATTCAATCAAAAAAGTTAGAGAAGAATATCGCAGCCATACAAGAACAGTTAAGTGTGGAAAAACGTATGTAACAGAAGTTTATTATACATGGGATCGAATACGATCAAACAGTAAAACTTGCAAGAAGATAATTTTTGCAGGAAAAAAATTTGACGTAGATAAAATTGATTTTATATCTAAGACATATATTGATACAATAAAAATTTCGCACGATGTTAGATATAAGTATTATGGAATGGAAGCAAAACCGATTAAAGGGACTATCTATACGAAATTAAAAAATAACACAATAACAAAGAGCAAATTTAACGAATATAATCTGAAAGATACTGTAGAATCGTATAAAACAGAAAGTGGAGTTTTGAAAATTCTGTTTTGGGCGTTCTGGATTATTGGGACAGGGTTAGTTGTGTTTGGATTTTATTATTTGGATAATCGCTGGTTAGAGTAGGAGGTATGTTATGATCAAAAAAAATTAGAAGAAATAAAGTAGCCGTAACAATTATTTCAGTTATCTTGGGAATGATTATAGTGTTTTCTGTTAATTTTGGAATTGTTAATTTTATTTTATGGTTGCTACAATTTATCGTTGCAAAACCTTTAATTGTAACGCTGAAAGGAAAAGTGGCAGCTACTATACTGTTAACACTTGTTGAGAATATTTTTAGACACAAATAAGACTCCATGATACACAATAAGACCAAAAAGTATTGTATAATATAAAATTATAAAACGTCTATCAAGAAAGATAGGCGTTTTTGTTGTTTATACGGTCAATAAAATAGGAAAATTGATTGTTAACCTTAAATAGTTGGAGGTGGATTTTTTATGGCAGAACACATGATAGAAGTTAATGGTAAAGTAATGCCATGTCCCGCTTCTTATGAATGGTCATTGCAAGATGTATCAGCATCGGATTCTGGAAGAACAGATGATGCATTGATGCATAAAAATAGAAAAGCACAGAAAAGAAAATTAGCATTGAAATGGAATGCTAAAACACCAGATGTTACTTCGGAAATATTGAAAGCTTTTAATCCAGAATATGTAAAAGTAAGATATTGGGATATGATGGCGAATAAATATCAGACAAGAACATTTTACACAGGAGACAGAAAAGCACCTGTGAAATGGTGGATGAAAAATAAAAAAATTATAGAGAGTGTTTCTTTTGACATAATAGAGAGGTAAATTATGATCAACGTATCAAGTGAATTTAGAGATAAATTAAATAACGGAAATTGTAATTATCTTAGTTATGCAGATATTACGTTGAAAGACGGGACAACTCTTAATTTGACCAATGATGATATATGGAATGGTGGAGTTACGATTGAAGATGCAGTTTCAAGCGGAACTTTTGAAGTCGGATCAGCTGTTATCAATCAATGTACGATTGTTATAAATAACATCTATGATAAGTTTACAAAATATGACTTTAAAGAAGCTGTAGTAAGTGTGCAGTTAGGTATTGATTTGAACGAAACGGAATTTGATATAGATGCAGACGATGAAACGGAATCTTCGTATACACCACGAATTGAGAAAATAAAAAAGGGTGTATACACAGTAGATGATACAAAATATAATGGATCAATTATAACACTTACATGCATAGATAATATGGGTAAGTTTGACAGGGCGTATTCTGAAAGCAAGTTGGAGTATCCGGCAACATTAAAGGCGATCGTTATGGATGCATGTGATATATGCGGAGTGACATTAAATACACCAGATTTTTCACATAGTGATTACATTATCAATACAAGACCGACTGATGCCGCGGTAACATTTCGTGAAGTGATTGCTTGGTGTGGCCAAATCTCAGGAAATTACTGTAGGTGTAATGTCAATGGGCAGTTGGAATTAAAATGGTTCAATCAGAGTCTTTTGGAAAAAACACTTATAAATTTGATTCCTGACAGTTTGTTTGATGATGGTATAGCAAGTTGGAAAGCTGTAGATTCAAAAATAGGAACGGATACAATTGAATATAAAGAAATGCTTTCGATTATTCCAGATGCAGGAAAGACAGGATATGCAGTAGAAGCAGTTTCAAATCTTAAGTTGGCTACTAATTATACAATTGGTGGTCAATTTTTTATGCAGTATCCAGAAGATAACGATGTAGCAATCGTGAAGATTTTAAATGGAACAAAAGAAATCGCAAGCAAAGAAATAGAATTAAATGACGGTTGGACTGGATTCAGATTTGATTTTGTTTCAACGTCACAGAATGTTTCTATCAACATTGGATTCAAAGGGGATAACACATTATATGTGTATAAACCTTATTTAGAAGAAAAAATACCAGATGAAATTTATCAATTTAACGGAGTATATAACTCTGATGTAGCTACAGACGATGTGGTCATTACTGGTGTAAATGTAATGGAAAAGGAAGATACTGTAGATACGGATTCTGATATTGAGGAAGAAGCAGAAGATACAACTTCTAGTAGTGATGGATATAAAAATTATCAAACTGGAACAGCTGGATACATTATTTCTATTGAAAATAACGAATTGATTAAAGATGGTGCTGGTCAGACTGTATCAGGATTTTTAGGAGAACAGTTAATAGGATTTGCATTTAGAAAAGCTACGATTACACATATTAGTGATCCGACACTAGAAGCCGGAGATGTTGCAATTCTAACTGATTCAAAATTTGATCGTTACAAAATATTAGTATCATCAACAAAATTTAATACAAACAATTCTCAGACAACAAGTTCAAATGCTGAGAGTACAGAAAAAAACAGTGCTGTAAGATATTCCGCAGCTACAAAAAACTATGTGGAATATAGAAAGCAGATTGTACAGGAAAAAACAGATAGACAAAAAGCATTAGAAGAACTGAAAGATAGATTAAACAAAGCTTCTGGAACTTATACAACAATTGTAAAAGATTCTGCTGGTGGACAAATTTTTTATTTGCACAACAAACCGCAGTTAAAAGATTCAGACATGATCTGGAAAATGACAGCGGAAGCATGGGGTGTTTCTACGGATGGTGGAAAAACATATAATGCTGGAATGACAGTTGATGGAGATACAATTGTTAGATATTTAAAAGCTACAGGACTTACAGCAGACGTGATCACATCTGGAAGAATCCAAGTTAAAGATTCTTTGGGCAATGTAATCTTTTTGGTTGATATGGATACTGGGGCAGTGCAGATTTCAGGAAATAATATTGTGATTGGTGGTAAATCAGCACCCGATGCGATCAGTGATGCAGTGAAAGAATCTAAGAACTATGCAGACGGTAAAGTATCAGACTTTGCAGAAACAGTTACAAAAAGTGTAGCTGATCTACAGAACCAGATTGACGGACAGATCGAGACGTTCTACTACGACTATGAGCCAACTCTAAAAAACATCCCTGCTTCTGACTGGACAACAGAAGATGATAAAAAGAAGCATGAGGGAGACTTGTTTTATTGGAAATCTAAAGGTTATGCCTACAGATTTTTTAAAGACGGAGATACATGGAAGTGGCAGTTAGTACAAGATACAGACGTTACAAAAGCATTGCAGACAGCATCTTTTGCACAGTCTACGGCAAACAGTAAATGTCGTGTATTTCTGACACAGCCTACACCACCTTATGACACAGGAGATATGTGGAATCAAGGACAGAACGGAGACATCCTTACTTGCGTGGTAGCAAGGGGAGAGGGTGCAAGCTATGTGGAAACCGACTGGCAGAAGCTTAACAAGTACACGGACGATGAGACAGCCAATAAGGCACTGGAAGAAGCCAGAAAATCTCGTGCAATGATTATCAATCTGGACAACGATTATCAAGCAATCACGACAGATTATAAGGGAGAGTACACAACGTTTCCAGAGTGCCGCACGACAGCACAGGTTTTGTATGGTCATACCGACATATCTAACGACTGTACTTATAATGTGCAGAAGTCAAGCGGTGTCGTAGGTTCTTGGAACAATTCAACTCACACATACACTGTGACAGCATTAACAACAGACGTGGGATGGGTGGATATTACAGCAAATTACCTAAATACATATTCTGTTACGAAAAGATTTGACATTGCTAAATTAAAAGGCGGTATCCCTGGAGAGACAGGTGCAAAAGGAGATAAGGGAGAAACTGGAGCAAGCGGTAGAAGTATCACAAGTTCTGAAACGACTTATCAAGCATCCAACAGCGGAACGGTAGCACCAACAGGAACATGGAGCAAAACACCGCCAAACGTTGCAGAAAATCAATATCTGTGGACGAGGACCATATATACTTACTCTGATAAAACCACAAGCACAACATATTCCATCGGTAAGATGGGAGCTAAAGGAGAACAGGGTGCAAAGGGAGAAACTGGTGCTACTGGACCGCAAGGGGAAAAGGGTGCCACTGGACCTCAAGGGCCACAGGGCGAACAGGGAATCCAAGGTCCGCAAGGAGAAAAGGGCGAAAAAGGCGACCAAGGACCACAGGGTCTACAAGGTATTCAAGGCCCAAAAGGAGAACAAGGAATCCAAGGACCTAAGGGTGCTAGTGGAGATACAACATATTTTCACATTAAGTATAGTTCTGTGGCAAAACCCACAACAGCTTCTCAAATGACTGAAACCCCATCTACCTATATTGGAACATACGTGGACTTTACAGAAGCCGACTCAAGCGACCCATCTAAATATACATGGGCAAGATTCCAAGGATTGCAGGGAGAAAAAGGTACACAGGGTATCGCAGGTACTAACGGTATTGATGGAAAAACATCTTATCTTCACATCAAATACTCAAATGACGGTGGAAAAACCTTTACTTCCAATTCTGGCGAAACGGTAGGAGATTACATTGGTACTTGCACAGATTACAACCTAAACGATCCAACGACAGTAGCTTCTTATACTTGGGCGAAGATTAAAGGCGAACAGGGTATTCAAGGAGCTAAAGGGGATAAAGGAGAACAGGGTGTTGCAGGTAAAGACGGAACTGACGGTAAAAATGCAACGTATATTACTGTATCTGGTACTAATTATGATACGGTTCAAGGAATTAGTAAAAATGCATCATATGTTCTTATAAATGGAATTAAATATGATTTTATGCCAACTAGAGGACATACATTAGTAGTTATCAATCCATCCAGTGGTGCTATAGAAAGTATAAAAAGTTATGATACATATACTACAGCAAGTGCATTAGACAGCCCATTGAGTGCAGTAGCATCTGGAAAAATAATATGTTTGTTTACTGCGGATGCAAGCGGATTAACCCGAACCGCCAGAAACACATTAATAGAATGTGGTTCTGCAATGACCGACACTTGGGGAAGTTCTCGTGTTACTCATCTTTTTATCGGTATGAAAGGATTAGAAAAGGGCAATGCATATGAAATTATTGCAAAAGGAAGTGATGCTACAAAAAGTATTACCGCATATTATACTGCATCTGGAATAGTTCTTAATGGACAAGTTGGAGCGACTGGACCGCAGGGAGCTAAAGGAAATGACGGTGTATCTCCGACAGTATCAATTTCAAAAAGCGGTACAGTAACAACCATCACAATTACAGATAAAAATGGAACACATACACAGACTGTCAATGACGGAACGAATGAAACGGCAGGTAAAGTATAGTAACGATGGCGGTAAGACGTTCACTTCTAATTCGGGAGAGGACGTTGGAACATATATCGGAACTTGCACCGACTATAACCAAGCAGACCCTACAACGGTTGGTTCTTACACTTGGGCAAGAATCAAGGGAGAGACAGGGGCAACAGGACCACAGGGAGAAAAAGGGAATACGGGAGCAACTGGTCCGCAAGGAAGTGCAGGAAGAACGTACTTCATGGAAACATCGTCAAGTATCGTGAAAATGTCTGCGGACAACACGATTGTGCCGAACTACATTACATTATCTGGTTACTACCGTGACGGTACAGCAACAGCACGTACAGCTTATAAGTGTCGATTCAAGATTGAGGAAACAACGGACGGAGATACATACACGACCGTTTATACTTCATCCTCAGATGAAACTGACATTACCCATGCACTGTACTCTGTGCTAGCAAGTGGTTCAAGCGGTGTTACTGCAAGCGGTTCAAGTGGTATCGGTATCTCAAGAAATCTTACAGCGTTAAGGTGTACGATGTATGCCGCAGGTGGATTTTCACAGGTGTTGGATATTGAGACAATTCCAGTAGCCATTGACGTAGATGCACTGACTCACGAAGATATATTCAATCTGCTGACCAACGACGGAGCATGGCAAGGTATTTATCGTGGGTCTGACGGTAAGTTGTATATCAACTTTACTTATGCTAGAGGTGGAACATTAAATCTTGGTGGAAAAGCAAACACGTACGGTAATGGACAAATGCACGTTTATGATGCAAATGACAATGAAATTGTTGACATAAACACGAAAGGGATAGTCGTAACGCATTATATATCAGGCATGGGAGAAAAGCCAATATCATATGTGTGTATAACACCAGACGTGTTCGGTGGTATATATTTATCTGAAAACAAGGATGGAACTGGTGCATGTGCGATTTTGTCCCCAGATGAGATTGTATTAAAAAATAACAGCAGTGGACCAATTACAGTACAAACAGACATAACAATGCATATGACGGATGAATCACTTTATCTTGGGTCGGTAAGTAATTATAAATTTCATTTTGGAAAAGAAAAATCAAGTTTTTATCAGCCAGTTACTATTGGCGGAAGTTTGTCTGTTGCAGGAACAAAAAACAGAATCATAGATACAGAAAATTACGATACAAGAAAGCAGTATTGTTATGAAACAGCAACCCCATATTTTGGGGATATAGGTTCTGGATGTACTGATAATACAGGAAAATGTTACATAGACATTAACGATATATTTTCAGAGACAGTAAACACAGGTGTTGAGTACCAAGTATTCTTGCAGAAAGAGGGGCAAGGCGATATATGGGTAGAAGAAAAGACCGATAGTTACTTTGTCGTTCGAGGCACTGAAAACCTTAAATTTTCGTGGGAAATCAAAGCAATTCAGAAAGATTACGAATTTGAACGACTTGAAAAATTCGATAACTCAGAAAAAGAAGAAGTGATTGACTATGAGAAAGAATATATGGAAGAAATCAACGATTTGATTAAAGAACAGGAGGAAATGTTAAATGAAACAGTTGAGTAGCTTTATGGTATTAAATATTGACGGTGGAGACAGAGTATCATACACATACAATGAGATTGACGATAACACAGGAGAACCATTGTCACAGAATAAAAAAGAAAATTTCTGGGTAGTAGATAAAGAACTTAAAAAGCACATTGATGCTATCAGAAGCTACGTCAGAGAAAACAAGTTGAATTAAGGAGTGATGTTATGGCAATCAATATACCTTTAGTACATATATCGGATTTAACAGAGAAAAAGACAATATCAGATGATGATTACATGCTTACTGGTGGGAGTACCGCCAGTAAGGTTAAGTGGTCAACGATCGTGTCTCTGATAAAAACTAAATTAGGGATTGGAAATATAGAAGATAGTATAAGTAAAATACAATCAGATATTTCTACGTTAAATAGTGATTTTTCAAGTTTACAGTATAAAACCTATGGCATTGATGGATTTGCTATTAAAAAAAATAGTCAGTTAGCAATGATTTATATATGGTATGGCAAAAGTTTGACAGGCGGTAATACAAATCAAACTTTATTAACATTGCCCAACGGTATTACATTTAACAATGAAGTTTTCGCTCCTTGTGAAATCATTGACGAAAGTTGGACTCCACGTGGAAATACTGGGTACATAACTATACATAACAATACAGTGGACATAAGATGCAAAGATACAACATCTTACGGTGTCGTAATAGCAAATGTGATTGTTCCTGCATCATACATTAATATTTCATAGTTCTATTAACTAAATAATGATTTTTCTTTCGATTTTACATTAGTTCCAAACGGCAACTTAAAAACCTATTTGAATGTCTTTAAAGTCAAAAATAAGCTTATTATAATTGGTGGCATTGACGTTCCGTTTCGATGGGAAAAAACATATTCTTTTTTGACAATAAACGGATTGACTGCCGTAAAATCTGAAAGCTGTATGTTAGTACATGTTCAAGCGAGTGGACAGGAAATCACATTGTTAAACATTCCTAAAGGTGGCAATCGAGATTTAATGCATACACTAATTAGTGATTTAAC